TATTGGTGCTTTTGGATAAGTTATTAAACAATATTGATTATATTTAGGCAACCTCTCCTCCACTTTTACCCACTCGGATTGTTGGAGGGATTGAATGATATCAGTCGCTACTAAACCAAAATCATCTTCAGATATTGCTAAATATTTGCTATATTCTCCATCAAAACCTAACTTATAGGTTTCTTTATATTTATTAAGTATTGCTATTATTTCTTCTGCTTTCATTTTCTTTCATTTTCTTTTATTTTTTTGATGTGAATACTGATAATCTTTAATTTGAAAAGCGATAAATGCCCCTCCTAAGATTGCAAATACAATAGCACATAGCAATGTCAATGTCAATATCCACTTTGTATGCCTGTCCATATTACATACCCTCCACTTCTTTTTTAGCCCATTGCTTGAATCCTTCAAACTTTGATAGAATCAGTTTTGTCTTTTCATTATCAATCGATATGTCAGGAGCGGTAAAACTTTCTATCCAAACATCTAATTGTTTTTTGATTGGAGCTTTAGATAATTTCTGAGCTTCTTTCAATGTTTTTTCTTGGGCTTCTTTTAATTCTTTCTCAACTTTCTCTATCTCTTCCAATTCTTTTTTCAACTTATCGTTCTCTATTCTTTGCTCTTCAATAATCTTAGCAACTCTTTCGTTCTCCTGTGCTTGTGCTTTTTCTGCTTCTTGTTTTTCAAACTGCTTTTTCTCGTAATCTTTTTTAATGGTATCAAGAAATACAGCAAATGAGTCATCGCTCATATTTTCAAATTCAATTCTTGGAATGTCATACATGCTAATGGCTGCAACTCTTTCTTGAATCTTTTTTTCTTTAAGTTCGGCTGTATGCCTTTTTAAAAAGTCTGCTTTCCACGCTGCTTTGTCTTCAATTGCTTTGAATTTAAGCTCCATGATTTGCTTGGCTTTTAGCCACAGTTTATCTTCTAAATCATACTCAGATTTCAACTGCTTAACCTCATCTCTCTTCATGTCAAAAATCTTTTCTGCACTTAGCCTTGCCTTCTTTACATTCTTACGGGCAACATCTGCAAGTTCCATGCTCAGTGTATCGTTGATACTCTTCACTTCAATTGCATCTACTTGACTTTCCCAATTGGCTGTTCCCGTAAACACTTGGTTTAAGACTACACCAACTTCTTCTTTTTTGTCAGCAGAGACTTTCACTGCTAACTCATTTACCTCTTCGGGTAATACTAATACTTGATTTTCCATTTGATTAAAATTCTATTGAATTTTGTACTGTTGCGTTTTGTTTTGTTTTTATAATTATCCATCTTCCAATTTGGTCTCGACCCTCTTCCGGCATAATTCCCTCTTTAAAAATTGCGTAGGAAATTAACCATTTGTAAAACTTTGTCCGGCTGATGGTCATTTTTGCTTTTGGTCCATAGTCAGGATACTCGCTCACAAAATCATTGTATAGTTCCTGCTTGTATAATCGCTCATTTGCATTCAAAGTTCTATTGGTCTCTTGGCTATCAATCAAACCACACCATTCGATAAAGTCATGGCATGTCTCTGCTGATAACTGACGAATCTTTAAGTTTACAAATTTAGATTTCACTAGTCCCGTGTTTAAGAATCCCTGTAGACACCCTATCATGTAGTTATCAAACTCACACCAATCGTCATCGTTCCAATCTCCGAACATCAACTTACCAAATTCATCTAGCGGAGTAAATGCTTTATTGTAATACTGATGAAGCTCAATCTCCCACTTACGTCTTGCAAATGAATTACCTGAACCTTTTATAGCATAGTTCGTAGTAATTGCAATCTTTGGCGATTTGCTAAATGGTATTTTGATGGCATCTTTGTTTTTCTTCTCCAATGTCAACCCTTCGGTAACAACTGAGAACAACCGCTCGAAATCAAAATATCTTTTCACGTCATCGAAGCATAATATCTGTGTATCTGCCGACACTAACTGATATGCAAATGACCTCTCGAACGCAAAAGACTTTCCATCGATAACTACCAACTTTTTCATCTTACTAAGAGCATTCATAAATAATCCCTTTCCCGTACCACCCTCAGGGTTATCGCTGATTACTTCGTCATTAAGAATCACGGCAGGGCAGAATGATAAATTTTTGTAGCCATGCATTAAGAATCCAATTGTACTTTCAGTAGAACTTACTCTCGCATCGTCGTTACCACAAATATTTGATACAAATTTTCTGTAGTCACATGCATCTGTTACCATACATCTATTGAAGTTTCTATCAATCACATGGTCTTTCCAAACGTATCCACCTAAATCCAAATAATCAATAGGTATTATTTCATTCTTAGTAATCTTAACTGCACAATTTCTATAGTACAAATACGCTGTGTCTTTCGTATCTTCAATAAAGTAAATATCAATCGTTGATAGCATTGATAAAAATTCTTCCTTAAAGAATCTCGTATTATCTGCGAAGTAATTGTACACATTCACGTCGTCCAACTCTAATAAGTGCGTAAGCACAAAATCTTTAATTTCTTTTTCCGAAGTATGGTCAATTAGGTTATTGGTAACTTTTACAAACACATAATTCTTTCCTCCTTCAGGGCAATACTTATAGAATCCTGAGTCTTCTAAAAACTGCTTGAAAAGTATATGTACAATTCTAAAAACTCCCTTGTCATTCTTGCTCCAAAATGTTTGTTTGGCATTCTCCTCTTCAACCTTATTCAATACCGAATCAATAACATCGCTATCTAAATTGGAGTCCTGTAACTGATAGCGAATCTCCTTTTTTGAAACACCTCTTCTAAGCTTGGCTTTAATCTGATTAATCTTTTCTTCATCCTCGTAATACTTCGTGCCGAAGTTCGCAGTATGCTTGTATGCTGAATCGATGGTCATATTAATTTCGCCCATCGTAAAGTCATCGTCGGCATATCTATTCAGAACATACGCTGCAAGGCTCTTGTTAATTCCAAAATCATTAAATGCCATAGCAAGTATGTATGCATTATGATTTCTCTGTCCTGATTGCATCGGATATTTCTTCTCCCACCATTTTACGAGAATCTCTACAATTTTATTCTCGTCTGTAATAGGAATCGTTGCTTGGTCTCTAAGCTTACTTACTTCTGTGTATTCCGAATCCTCAATTTTATCCCATATCGACGAGTTCTCATTGATATGCAGTAACGGGTCATAAGACTCGTAGCACACTCTCGATATGTTCTTACTCGTTTTATCGAAGTATGGAGAATTGAAGTACTTCTCAAGTGAATTGAAATACTTCACATGATTTTCTGAATCCGCAGGAATCTTTACTAGAACCTTCAATCCGTTCCCTGATGGAGAAATAAAAACCGAGTAGGCATATTTATTCTTGCTTATATGCTCTTTATCCTGCAATAGCTCCTTTGTATTGACATAACCATCGAAGTCTAGGCATATTAGTCCACTATGCTCAATTAATGCATTGTCGGCTCTCTTATTGAACGTACCGCTAAAGCATATCGCAGGTAATAGTTTCTTAATCTCATTTCTCTCAGGCTTTCTCTTCTCTAGTCGAATCTTTTTAACTAGCTCCTTTGTTGCTCCATTCTTTATTCTATCGAGTATTGCATGTACATCTCGGTAGAAAGGAGCATCGGTATCTTTAATAGTTTTGAATATTGTTACATTATGTGTCATCCTATGTCAAATTTGTGATAGTTTTTTTATGGTTAAGTTACTGATTACTAATATTAATGTCAATAATGTTAATTTTAAATTCAAAATGAAATTAATAAAAAATAATAATAATAGAAGTTCTTATATAAGAGTATAGAGAATAATAATTTGTCATTTTTGGCATGAGTGCTTGGTAAAAAAAAGGGATTGTTAGTCCCCTCTTCATTTTGATGATTTTAGAATGGTAAATCTTCATCATCATCCTCCGCAGGAGCAGGAGGTAAAGGCTCACTTTCTTTTGGTTTTGCTCCGTCAGAGCTTGACTTCGGCTCGTAGGTATCCAACTCGATGTATGGATTACCACTTCTTGCTGTTTTAATGTTGAGGTTAACCCAACCTTTTTTCTCATGAGTTTTCATAAACTCAATCGCTTCATCCACTTTCATCGATAATCTTCCGATTACAAAGTCAGGTGCGTTCTCTTGTCTTTTGAAAGAGAATCCTTCTGCAAAAATTTTGTCTTCTGCCATTTTCTTAATTTTAAAAATATCCCTCAATCTATTTTAACGAGTAAGCCCCCTTTGAGGGTAAGCAACTTAATCGCTTCATTGTGGTCAGGACGAGAATCGACCTCGTAAGTAAGAATATTCGGGGTTCTCACCACATAAATGTGGTCTTATCTTACACCCTGCGTTTACATTTCGCCACCTGACCATTTCAATTTAAGAGCAAGTAGGCTATGCACACTTACCGTTTGGAGGACTCGCTCTTAATTGTGTCTTTGAAGATACTAATATAGCACCTCGTTAATAAAGTAGTTTTGTACGTCATCAATTGCATTTGGTCCAAAATATTTATTATAAACCTCAATTGCTCTGATAACTTTTTCTTCCCCACTATTGATAAAAGCCTCTGATGGATGGAAAATGCCCAACTGCCCTGTTTCTTTATCGATTACATAGAATACTAAGGGCTTTCCAAACAACTCTTGGTATATGTATGCTTGTGAATCGTAATTATATAACTTAGCTGTATACTTGAATTTATTGATATCCATCGTTGTCTTCAAGTCGATAAGAAATGTTGGATTTTCAATGTCAGTCTTACCTTTAAACATCATACCATGAATCATCTTAATGGCAGGTACTTCGTACTTACTCTCAGGCTTAAATATCTCGTCGTAAAATTGAATGTTGCCTTTGATGATACTTGCAAGTTTCTCGATTTCCTCTTTCTCTTTCTTTAGCAAACACATCTCAATTCCATTCTCCTGAACAAAGTCTTTATATATATTGGTATTTCGTGTACTCGCATCAACATACAATACATTCTTAGCTTTGTCAGGCTCGATAAGTAACTGATGAAAATATTTTCCTTCTAGGAAAATCTTTTTCTCGCCCCTATCCGCACCATAAGCTTGTGGATTTGTTAGTAATGTTTTTATGTCTGAGTTTGATAAATATCGCTTACCTATTGCTCCGTAGTAATTCTCGTCGCTCCTTAATTGCTCGATAATATCCATGACTATTCTCCTCCCTCAGTTTTAGTGTCTGTAGAATCTTCCGATGAATTTTCTTGTGCCCCATATTCCGCTTCTTTCGCTTGTTGAGCGTCTGCTGCTGCTTTCTCGATGAGTGCTGCAATAGCTTTCTTCGTGTCTTTATCCATCTTGTACTTTCGGTTCAACTGCTTACCGATTTTATCGATACCTTTTGCGTAGTTCTCAGTAACATACTTGGCAACTTGTGCCCATACTTCTGAGTCTTTTGTCAATGTCGGCAATTCCTCAGGAGGTGTCGGTGCTGTGTCGGGAGTAGTCTCAGGAACATGTGTTGGGATATCTTCGCCCATCCATAAAGCAAGACCTAATCCATGCATCGCAATAGCTTTAGCAGTAGAACGCTGAATAGCTTTGTTGATGTCCATTGATGTAATTTTATCGATGGTAATGGATTTGTTCTTAAAGTCCATTACGGGTAAATAATCAATGTGCTCTAAGTCCTCAATGATGATACCAACCTTTACATAAGCGGTTTTCCCGTCGGTAAAGTAATTCAACCCTGAGTGCTCGTGCTCGTAAATTTTACGCTGTGCTTTTGGGTAATTTGATTTTAAATAATCCCATGCATTTGCCCATGACAAATACTGAACATTACCTTTTTTCTCTACCTTCTCAGATATGCTGATAGAAGATAGTAAGCCGAAGATATTATCTTCGTTACTTGCTGATTTTGTTGTCATATTATGTGTGTATTAGATTAAATTAAACTGTAACTTTTTCTTCAATAGACTTCACAATCTTGCTGTAGTCTTTGTCTTCTTTTATCCTCTTGGCAATAGAAGAAATTCCATAGATAATTGTAGAGTGATTAACGTCGTAACCCGCTTCCTTAGCGTATGAAACAATGATTGAAATTCTCATCGGTCTTTTGTAGCAAAGATAGAATAGTAAAAATCTTGCATCTACCATCTCTCTTTTCTTTGTCTTCAAAAACAACTCTGATTTGTGTACTCTAAATTTGTCGGCAATCGCCTCTGCGTATTTATCAAAAACTATATGTTTCATCTTTTATATTATATTAAATTGAGGTACAAATATAAACATTATGTTTAATTATTGTACAATTTTTTATTATTTCTTAAAGTGCTTTTTTGCATGTATATCCCACATTTTTTGTTCAACAACTGATAGGGTTTTGTCCTCGAATGAAGTTCCAACCTCATCTGACTGCTCAGAATCATTTAGCTCAAAAATAAATCTACCTGACTTCAATGCTTGGATGTAGAATCCGCCAACATATCTTACGATGTCCGTACAATCCTTATGTAGCGGGGCATTGGGTCTTTGTGATAAGAATATATGCTTAGGCATGAATCTTCCCGTACTTGCAAATGTTTCTGCATTGTATTCCCCACCCTTCATTTTCTCAAGGGTATTTATGTACAACCAATCGGGCTTTATTTGCATTTTTTCTTTAATGATTTCTTGTTTTAATGTTGTTTCCATTTTTTGTTTTGTTTAAATGCGATAGCCTACTCCCGAAGTTTCGGCTACTCGCAAAAGTTAGTTAATCTCTACTGCTCTATAATAGCCAGAACTATATTCAAAATTTTCAATTTGTAATTCCCAATTTTTAGGAACGTTTTCCTCAAAATTTTTTCTTGTGATAGCAACACCGTCGTGGAAAAAGTTATATTTTCTCATAGCTATTTAATTTGATTGTTTGATAATGTTATGTTAATTAGTTCAATATGGCATTTCACCCATTTTTCTCTTGGCTTCATTTCTCCGCACTTCCAATAGAAGTTATCATGCTCATGCAACCATGCGGAAAAGCTCGACCATTTACTCGGTCTGTTTTCTTTGATATACGCTTCTAATATTTTTCTTTCGTCATAGGTTATGTGTTTATGAGCATATACTTCATATACCCACGCACAAAGCCCTTGTCTAAATAGTTCTTGCTTTGAAAGCATTACTTTTAATACTCTCCTTACGATAAATAATCCTGCTCTTGTCATGTGTTTTATTTTTTTTCGTTTAAAATATTCGGTTCGTTTGTTGTATCAATAATATCAATTAGTCTTCCTTTATCAATTCGCTCAATCTCCCAAAAAAATCCCATATTAATCCATGAATCTATCATCCTTAAATGCCAACTTAAATAAAAAGCTGACGGATATAATCTATGTCTTGCGAAGATTGATTTGTCTCTTTTCAATATCATCAATAACTCGTCAATTGATGTGATTTTTTTCTTGAGCTTGAAATTACCGCTCTTGGTAATTTTGCCCTCTGCTAAAGTATTGTCGTCGGTATCTCTGAAATACTTTTCTCTTGGTAAAAAATATGTGTCATCCATAATTATCCGAATTGAACTTCGCCTAATGTGATTACTTGGAAAATTAAATCGCTACTCACTGCATCGCCTTCTTTATTCATCTCCGCCTCAATCGCCCATTGAATATTTGCTTCAACTTCACACGACTTTTGAAGTCTCTCCTGCATGGTCTTTTTGCTGATTATTCCCAAAACGTCTTCGGGATTTTCTAAATCATTCATCTCCACTTCTACGTCATGGTCATATACTGCCTGAAATAGTGCTACGCTAAATGGTACTGATGTGTCAGGAACAGCATTTCTTATTTTTTGAATTGCATCCTTCTCCACTAGATACCAATAATTACTTCCGCCTTCGATGGCTGTTACAAAGATGTCTTCTAATGTTTCTTTGCTGATGGTTTTTTTGATTGTGATTTCCATTATATTAAATTTTTAGTGATTAGTTCGGTTAGTATTTCGTTTTTATTTTCTTCAAAGTAAATATGAATTGGGATGGTTCTCACTGAACCCGTAACGTCGTCCGTATCTACGATGCAATTTGTATTCACTCCGTTTTTCTTTGCCCATGTCGTTTCGTTCTCTGATGCTATATGCTCAAAAACGTCGTCGGTATTAATTCGGATATCATACTCGCAATTATCTATTTGTGTGATGACTGATAATACAAATGTCGATGCTGTTGTTATCTCAAAGACCTCAATCTCTGATGTCGTTGGATTACCAATACTTGCCTCTCGCAATTCTGATAATTTATACTTAGGTATTCTGTCCATGATTAAATCTCCTCTAGTCCTAATTCATCTGCTTCGCTATCAATAGATGCCCATATCTGAGTCATTGTTGCTTCGTTTATTAATGCTCGGTTAATGATGTCTCTTGCTTGTTCTTTAGAACAATCGTATTTTGTCGTAACGTCATCGGCACACCATAGATTACCAACCGCAAAATCGAACTCGTGTAATGTCTCTCTTGCTTCTTTCTCCTTCTGCACATTTCCCATTCCTTCGATTATCTCCGTTACTACCGCTACAACTTTGTCGTCCGAATCTTTTATAATGATACGCTCAATATTGAAGTTCCCTTCGGATGCCAACCCCAATGCATATTCTTTTGCTGCTTTGATGGTCTCTTCTCTGTTCAAGTCTACACCAATGTAGATTTCATTTTCGTGCCTAACGTGCTTCACGTCTAAGTACAATTTTACTTGTGTCATTTGTGTGTGGTTTATGGTTTATAAATCTCCGTTTCATCCTTTCGGAATCGTCAGTCTGAGTACTCACTCAGATACGGAGGAGGTGCTGATAAACACCTCCGATAAGATTATCTAAACTTGACAATCTCGTCCTCTCCGAACCACTCCCCACACGAATTGCAATAGTAATTAGCAAAACCATCAAATGCTAAATCATTACAACAACTCACACACATTGGCTTTTCATTCAACACATCAAAATCACTATCATCAAAATTATCATTCTCCCACACATGCTGTTCCTTGTAATTATGAATAGGATACTCACGAGCATAGTCGTCGTAAGTCTTTCTTCTTGGCTCTACATGGAGCGGTCTGATGCTAGGAGTAAACCCATGATTTTTAGGTTTATGACCTTTATAAGTCTTATGTAATTTCTGCCCGTCCGCAGTCTCCATAAGATTGAAGTACACCCAACATTTATATGTCTTGTTGTTATACGTTACGGGTATCTGCTCTCTTTTGTACCATCTCGGATGACCTTCTAATCTATCTAAGTTTGCTAAAACTGTGTCCGATACTCTGAATATGTCCATCTCCACATTATGCCCAACTCCTTGTTGGTTTATTAGATATGGCAACCCCTTCACGATAAGCGGATATTTGTCCTTGCTCAGTCCACTGCCTACGAATTGAGAACCATATAGGTAGCTGTAGTAATTGCTCTCATACTTCTTTAGAGTACCATAGACAGCAACTAAATTCGTTTGCAGTACATTGTCCTTAGAATACCATATCCCGTCCTTCTGAGTCCACAAATGTTTATTGTAAATTTGGTATGTTTTATTTCTAGTATTGATAGTCACGAACCTGCTGTCGTGCTTCTCTAAAATCTCTTTCCATGTATGTCTTGGCTTGTCTCCGATTTGCATCGCTAGAACTCTTGAGTCGCACATTTCTTTGTCGCCTAAATTGTGAATCGTTCCGTTCATCATTAGCAACTCTGACTCGTTTTTCCCGCATACGAATGGATGCGTATTTTCCTTGCAAATTTTACCCACTGTCGCATATCTAAAGTGAGCAATAAATGGTCTGTCTGCGTTCTCTAAAATGTTGTACTCCGCTGATGAATGGTAAGACGTTTCAAACGTGTCCAACCATGTAATGCCTAATCCGTCGGGATTTTTCTTGGCTGATTTTTTCGCTACGTTTTTCGGTAACTTCTCGTTTTTTGGATTGATAATAATTATACACATGATTTGATTTGATTTGTGAGCATCATCTCTTTGGATGAAGAACTCTGATTTAAACTAATATTGAACAAAGATAGCACAAAAATTGAACATAAGCAAATTTATTTTTAACTATTTTCTGTAATGATAACTCGCACATAGAATCTGTCTACATGGTAGTCGGAATAACCCTTTAGCCCATTATCCTCGATGTATGCCTCCGCTAGTTTTTGCGTCTTAAATGTATCAATTAACTGCTCTTTCTTTTTCTCGAAAATTGTTGCAAATGATGTCGGTGCTGCAAATACACCCCACTCGATTGAATTTTTCATAACTGATTGATTTTTAAATTGTTAGATAAAGAGTGTGTCTTTGAAGACACACCCGTTGATTTGTTTTACTCTTCTATTTTTTTAACATGATTGATTACCCTCGTTACCCCAACTTTTTCATAGTCGATTGGGTAGATAACCATTAATGATTTTAGTGTAGATTTGAAGTTCTCTAATTTATCATCAGGCAGGTAAATCAGCCTATCGATAATATCCTGAATCATCTCCTGACGTTCAGCAAAATTGTCTTTATTGCTTTCCATTTTTATTATTGATTTTAGTTTCAATTGCTTCCAATAGCCCACCTAACGTACCCAACACAATAACCACAAGAGTCATGTAAATGGTGAACATCATTGGTGTACACTCGCTTGTTGCCATCGAGTATAGCAGGTAGAGTATGATTGCTACTTCTAAAATAACAATCAGGACGTAAACTTTATACATCTTTCCCATAATGTTTTTTCTTCTTTCTGCTGATAATCATTTCGAAGATATCGTATCGTGATGACCATACTCGCCCCTTGTACATATATCCATTGTCGAGTTCCGTTACACTCTTAAACTCCGATGGTGTTATTCGGAAGTGTTTACCTTTTCCGTTGACAAAATGAAATTCTCCGTACATCTCAGAACCCATCTCCTCGTATTGGTAGTGGAAGTCCACCCGATATGCCTTCGCTCTTTCTCGGAACTCGCTAATGATTGGTGTCCATCTTGTTTCGAAGTTCATAACTCTAACGTAACCATCCTTATTGTGGTCTAATTCTGCGTCTTGGACATATCTCTCCATTACGTCTCTTATAAATGTTGGTGATTTCTTCCCGAATACCTCAACAATGTTGCTACACATATTTGCCATGATTATTTTATTTTGTGATGTTTAATTTTTTAAATAAATTCTTTTTATAGTCTCGGTGCTCCCGCTGTGCCTTTGTCCTGCCTATGCTGTAAATTCAACTCTTTACGCTCGGGAAACAAAATAAACTGAACTAATCGTTTATTTACTCCGAAGTCCTTCGCTAGTCGTGTGATGCTGTACCCATATCTCTCATATAGGTACTTTATAAGCATCTTTTGGCACTCTAGCAACTTTATACGTCGGTCAAAAAATTGACTCTTCAACGCTATTTTATCGCTTTTTCTTGGCATTTTTTCTTGGGATTAGATTTGGTCTTGTGTACCTTTTTAACTCATCATAATACATGTCTCGGTATTCCTCGTACTCTTTGAATCCTCGCTCTAACTCCGCTATTTTGTCCATTATTCCATCCTCGTCCATGTTCTCCACAACCTCAGCGAATTTGTCCGTATCGATGCCCATTAAAATCGTCTTCAGTTTAGTTACCTGAATCATGCGGTCTTTGTAGAATTTGTCGTAATGCTTCAGTAAAATATCGGCATTGTCGAACGCTCTCTCTCGCTCTTCGGGTAGCTCTGCTATTAAGTTTAGCTCCTGCTTTATAAGTATGTCCACTGAGCTATCAAATGTGATGTTGTTCTCCGATATGTATCTCATACACTCGTCGAAAATTAAAGGATTGTAATTCATATTAAATTATATTTTGGTTTTTTAATTGCTCTAATAACTCCGCATCCGTCATGAATCTGCTTCTTAATGCTGAGTAATATTTTTTAACTCTCCCGTTATTGGTGCATACATAGCTATCGTGTAAATCTGCTGTGAATGCCTCTTCGATAAAAAATATATTTACTCCGCCCATCGCATTATGCCACCTCATCGGAGGTAAGCACTCCAATGCCTTAAAATATGCCTTCTGCGATATCTCGAAAAAAGGCTTTGAACTTAGTTTTTTATGGTATGAATTGTAATATATCTCGTAAAAATCGTCCCACTCTAATAAATCATAATTAGATATTTTTTTCTCTTGCAGGTACTCTTTCAGGCTCATATTTGCATAAAATACCTCTTGAGTCTCTTTGTTTACTTGTGCTTGTGCGTACCCCTCGAAATTCTTATCGAGGTTTACTAAATAAAGTGTTGCATTCATTTTGTCTGTGTTTTTTTGTGTGTGTGATTTGATTTGTCGCTGTGTCTTTGAAGACACAATTTTTTTAATAGTCTCTGTCAGGGTAAATGTCCTCCCATCCGTCAACCGCATTGTTGTTGTAGTGTGGCTCTTCCTTAGGCTCTGTGTGCTCGTAAGGCTCTACATAGTACTGCGTGTCAGGAAATAGCTCCTTGTAGTGCTGTTGTACCTTAATTGCCTCCTCGAAATTCTCAATTTCGGTCTGTTCTTCGTTCGGGTATCCGTCTTCGTCGATGCCCATTACTCTAAAATACTGCATGGCTTGTTTTTTATGGTTTTTAAATATCCGTTTCGTCCTTTTGGACTCATCAGCCTGAGCACTCACTCAGGGACGGGATGAGGGGATATAATCCCCTCCGCTCCGCTCAACTTAGAAATTCATTTATACTGCTGTGTATCTCTCCCGTATTAATGAATTTTTGGAAATGCTCCGCATACTTCATAACATCCGCTGTCTTCTCTTCGTCCCCATTGTAAAGGCTTAGTATAATCGGTTTAACCTTTGTTAAAAAATCCTTGTGAGTCCCTTTTACGTTTACGCTGTAGTTAACTATAAAATGCATTAACTCATATCTTCGCATCATTTGTTTAACACTCTCAAACCTGCTCGGTAGTCGAAACTCTAATACATCTTCTTTTACTAAGGCTGTTTGATATTTGCTATTCCACCCGTTACTCCAATAATTCCCGTTATTATCTCTAAGGCTATTAAATATGTCTTCGTCTTTTGACTGCATACGTCTATTTGAACCGCAGTATACATTATTTAACCTCTTACGGAATAGAGCTAACATGATGCCCGAATATTTACGTACGTCTCGTCTTATCTCGTCCCCGCTCATTCCTTTAACTCCTATTGTTATATGCCCTCCGCATTTGCTATTTGACGGGCTATACTCGTCGTTTATTATCTTACTAGCTTTATGCATCATATCAAAAATCTTGTTTCTCCATATGCTCGGAGGTAATAGCGGTAAAATGTGCGTTACCGCCTCGTAACCGCAAGAACTGTCAGTCTCAAACCCGCAGAAAAGCTCATATTCTTTAACTGCGGAGCGGTGTAACTGCGTTTTTTCTACCTCAAACCCAATTGTAAAAATGCTCTCAATTTCCTGCCCGTTTACCTTTAAATTTCCTCGCTTTGTGATAGCTTTTAGCCCTGCGACGTCGATAGTATGCTTTGTCTTATTAAGCATAAGCGGAGCGGGTTTACTGTGGTAGTGTTGAATAACTCCCCTGCGTACCTCTCCCGTAATTTTGTAAATGATGCCCGTTTGCGGGGTTTCTTGGTGTGTCATGATTTCTATTTTTTTTTGTGTGTGTGTGTGTTTGATTTTAGAGTGTCTTCAAAGACACTATTAAAAATATGATATCGCTTCGTCTTCGTCTTCGTCTGTGCTTAAATCTTAGTCTTGGGCGCTGTGGTAAACTTCGTCTGCAAATAACTCGTCATCTGTGATATAGTGCTCTATTGTCTCATATTCCTCGCCTCCGCTTTGTACTCTCATCAAAGACTCTAAAAACTTAATCGCCTCGCTTATCTCCTCCGCTGTGTTTGTCGTTTTTATTACTCCGTTTGAGTCTATGCGGACTGCAAGATTCCCCGCTTCTCTCTTATACGTCATTGTAAAAATGTTTTTTACTCTTCTCTCCGTTTCCACTTCTCCGCTCTCTCCTTCTCCTTCTCCTTCGCCTTCTTCTCCACCCGCTCCGCTCGTCTCTTCCAATTGCTTAGCATATTTTAACAATCCCTCTAAAGTTCTATTCGCCTCGTCGCCTTCTCTCTCTATCTCGTCGCATTTTGTATTAAATTCGTTTATTACTTCCTCTTCTAATTTCCCCGCTTTCACTACCTTGTAAAAATAACTTTTACCCCATCCAAAAACTTTTTTACTGAAGTCTTCTGCTGTCCACGTTAAGCCCTCATTCGCTAAAATTTGCTTCGCCTCGTCTGAGTTAAACCACTCAAACCCCTTTAAAACCAATGCCGATAGCTGCAAGGTTTGAGCAAATTTTTTCTTTTGCCCATTGCTCATTGTTCTGCCTAAACTCCTTATCTCTGATAAGTTTAAACCCTCTTTTACTTCAGGCATGTTCAAAAACGCCTCTTCGATACTTAATAGATTTCTCATAATTGATTGATTTTTAATTGTTTAACTGTTTTGTCTGTGCATTACTTGTTTAATGCGTGTGCAATATACGTCTAATTCTTACACTATACAAGGGGTTTTTAATCTTTTTTTTAGTCCCATTTAAACGAGTAATAAACGCAAGGAATGCGACGGGATGAGTTTATACGATATATTTCTGAATGAGACAAGCGGAGGGATATAACCGCCACAGCGAAGACATGCGTAGCAATGAATTAGTTTGCTTTGTTCCCTGCGTTTGCTGTGTCTTTGAAGACACAAATTGACTGCGTTTGTGTTTGCGTTTGTCTCTGTTTCACTCCATACCATGCGGAGCAAAAACCCGTACCATCGGAGCGGAGCGTGGACGGATGCGGGACGTAAAACGACGGAGCACAGCGGACGGACTGCGTAACAGGAGCACAGGCACAGGCACAGAGCTGACGGAAAAGCCAAAAAAACGAAGCGGAATTTTGGAAAAGCATACCCCCCCGCCACAACAAAAATGTCACTTTCGGCACGGGGGTCGATGTCGCAAAATGGCTATATTACCCGAAGCTTCCGGTCATGTAATATTTTTCATATCTTTGTTGAAATAATTATCGTATGAAAAAGAAAGACAATATTGGATACGCATTTGGACCATTGAATGGTTTGGGTGTAAAGAACGGACGTTTGGTGAATAATGCACCACAGGCGGTATCGGGCATTGCAAGGATGGCTGAGTTAAGAAAAGAGATAAAGAGGTCTGAGAAGATTTCTATAGTTAGAGAGGGCACATATCAGGCGGAGATGATGTCTGATTTGGAGAAGAAATTGAATGGTCTAGAGGACTAGATTAACGACGATTTTAAAAGTTGTCACATTTGATAATTGTGTGTTTTGTATTAAAGGGGAGTTCCGTCATAGACTCCTCTTTTTTGTTTGGAGTTATTTATGTTTAAATTCGTCGTTACTAATGTCGATTTAGTGACGTTTTCTTCTTTATAACTATCTGATTTTCAATTAAACGACGATAATGTTAATTCTTAATTTACTTTATAATTAAAAAAAAATATAATATATATATATTTATATATATATATATAGGGGAACTAAAAAACGACATTGACTATGGAGCTTAAAAATTTATTGGGGTGGACAAGTGCCACCATACTTGGATTACTATTGATTCAAAAAAGTTGTAATACAAAAGAGTGTAAGGACATCGATATAGTGTCACACACGGTTGACACATTCTACACGGAAGGACCGACTCACGTCGAGTATAAGGATAGTCTGATACCATCTAAGGTAGTGCATGATACTATACCGGTGGGCGTGGACACTGCTGCGATTCTTGGTGACTACTTTACCACGAGAACTTATGAGGACAGTGTGTTGTATGATGACTGTAAATTTTATGTGAAGGAGGAGGTGAGTTTAAATAAACTGAAGTCTCGGTACACATCTATGGTGGCGATAAAGGAGAGTATACGGACCACTGATGTGATGGTAAGAAAGCCAAAGGTGATTGTTGGCATCGGTGGGTCACTACTGATGAACGCTAAGGAGCAGTCGATGAGTGTCGACGTGATGCTCGTACCGAGATATGGCAGAGTAATACCATATGGGGGGTATGACATCATTAAAGGGAGTATAAGGGTTGGTGCAGCATTCAGATTAAATTTTGGTCACAAGGATGCATACGAGCCATCATTATAATTTATATATTTGCATACACATAAAAATTAAATCAAATGCAAACAAATCAATTAGGGTATTCACCCAAAAGCCTACAATTTGACGAACAGGCGAGAAAAAAACTTACAGATGGTGTGACTAAGATGGCGAAGGCTGTCAAAAGCACATTAGGTCCAAGTGGTAATACAGTGCTTATCGAGTCGGCAAACCACACGCACGGTATTACGGTGACTAAGGACGGTGTGACAGTGGCGAAGTCTATTGACTTATTAGACCCGGTGGAGAATCTTGCGGTGAAGATGATGAAGGAGGCTGCGGACAAGACTTCAACAATTGCCGGTGACGGAACGACTACAGCAATCGTGCTTACTGAGGCAATGGTGTTGAAAGGTATGGAGCTTATTACTGACGAGGTAAATCGAACTGAGGTATTAAGAGCTATGAATGATATTGTGGCGAAGTCAGTGGTGGAGTTAAAGAAGATGAGTAAGAAGGTGACGAACAATATGCTTATCGACGTTGCAACAATTTCTGCAAACAACGATAGAGTAATTGGTCGTATTATCGCTGATGTGTACAGAGACGTGGGCAAGACGGGCATTGTGACTGTCGAGAATGCTCAAGGTGCTGAGACATACTCTGAGGTCACTAAGGGTCTTAAAATCGCTCGTGGATATTCATCGAATTTATTTATCAATAACCAAAAGAAGGACGAGTGCATCTTTGATGATGTGATGGTGCTAGTGGCTGACGTGGACATCAGTAATATTTTACAGATTGAGAACATACTAAAGCCAATCATACAGGAGAATAAGAAATTATTAATCATTGCTCCATGCTCACCAAATGTGATAAACACATTGGCGGCAAACGTGATGAAGAACAATATCAAGATATGTGCAATACAACCACCTAACTTTGGCTATAAGCAGCATGAGTTGATGCAGGACATTGCGATAAGTGTTGGTGCAACGTATTTTAGTGAGAAGACAGGCGACGATTTATCATTAATGAACTATGCGGACTTAGGACATGCTGCAAGAGTGATTGTTGGTCGTGATACTACGGTGCTAGTGAAGTCAGATTTGAAGTCAGAGCCTGAGAAAATTGAGGAGCGTACTACTCAGTTATGGGCGGCACATGTGGAGGCAAAACGTAAGGCTGACAAGGACTTTATTTTGGAGCGTATTGCGTCATTGACCGGGGGTGTGGGTGTCATTTTTGTTGGTGGAAACACAGATTTAGAGCAAAAAGAATTATACGATAGAGTGGACGATGCGGTGTGTGCGGTGCGTTCAGCATTAGAGGAGGGTATCTTACCCGGTGCAGGGAAGGCATTATACGAGGTAACTACATGTCAAACCAATACAGGTGAGAATGATAATATGGAGTTATCTATTGCAAAGGCTATTATCCAATCAGCATTAGACGCTCCAATAAGACAAATACTTGCCAATGCAGGTCTGTCTCTTGAAGAGATATATACTGAGAAGGTTGATACTTTTGAGGTAGGTACTAAAGGATTTTCTATTGGAAAAACAGGTACAACTCATATTGTTGCGGGTCGTGGATATAACCTAAAGACGGGAACTCATGGTGATTTAATCAAGATGGGTGTAATTGACCCGTTAAAGGTAACGAGAAGTGCTTTACAAAATGCAGTGTCGGTGGCAACAACAATTTTGAGCACCAATGCTATTATCACTATGTCAAGAACGTATGAGGATGAATAATTTTTATATTAAAAAATAAATATCTTTGTAAAAAAAAGACCATATGCCTACATCATCAGTATTTTACATTAACGGTCCATCACTATCTAGTTCGACTGCAATATTTTCGGACGAAGCGATGACCATATGTGCGACTAATGGGTTCTATTCAGATGGTCTAATGACAAGACAGTTGGTTGACTGTGTGCTTTTACCGGGACAAGGTTGTCCAAACTGTGATATTTATGAGTATCCATCAAGTTTAACAGCAAGAACATCGAGTGCATTAGCGTGTTTAGATGATGCTGACAATATTTATTATTTAATTCCATTAGACGGTGTGCCAACCTCAATAGAGGTTGGTGATGCTGTTTTTCAGGATGTATTATCGGAGAGTCCGCTTTTTGATGGTTGGTATGTTACAGGACCGGACACGCTTGGATGTACTATATCATATCGTGTGGCGGCAGGTATTGTAGTTGAACTTATTAACTGCTGTGCAGTTTCAGCATCACTTTGCTATAGCACAGTATCGGCATTAGACGCTACATGCGGATGCCTAGCATAATTAAATTAAATCTAAAATTATATGAAAATTTTAAAAGAAGGTCACAAATACGAGTTAGCAAATTTTGAAAATAAAGATGCTGACGGTCAAGTTATTCAATTCATTGAGAAAGAGCCAACGGATGAAAATCCTGCAGTTTTAAAGACTATCAATGATGGTACTACAAATGAGGAGATTCTCGAAATGTTAATCAACAGAATGAACCATTTACAATCTAAATTTCCATGCAGAGAGAATGCTATTGCAACAACAAAGCTTGATGAAGCATTAATGTGGATGGAGAAACGCACTAAAGATAGAATCAAAAGAAACGTGGAGGGGAAGTATTTAGCATAATGAAAGCAATTGGAACAAATATCCTCATCAAAACTATTGACGAGGAGATTAAAACGGAGTCGGGACTATTATTGTCAGCAGATGATGCAAAAAATATGCGATACAGGAAAGGTAAAGTATTATCACCCGGTACTGATGTCGATGGTATTGAAGCGGGAGATGAAATTTACTATGAAAAGAACCAAAGTTTCACTATGGTTATAGCTAACGAGCAAGTTACTGTGATTCAGAAGAGGGATGTCGTTGTTGTTTTATAGTTTTATTCATATCCTTAATCATATTTCTATAGACTTTATCAGTATATCTTACATTTTTGGCAAACATTGGGTTTGTCGATTGGCTAGTGGGTATTTCATCTCCATTTAATTTATCATAAACGGACTGAAGTACCCTTTCAGCTTTAAAAGAGAGCTTATACATCGCTCTTCGTCCTGCATAATTCCTTCTAAATACATCAATCCACCCATCTTTTACAAGATTTGAGAATCGGCATTTATTCCAACTGAGCAATTCGTCAAATTCATCGAATTTTGCTCGTGAAAAGTACTTTTCTGAGCGTAAAAACAACAAAATATCTAGGTCTGCTTGTGATAAGTCATACTTGGCTTTGACAAAATATCGGACCACTCTCCAATATTTTAAGTAATCAGGTGCATTGGGATTCATTCGATTTAATTTATTACTTTTGTGTGTCAAAGTTAGTTATTAGAAATCAAAAAATTAAAGACATGAAAAATTTAGGTTCAAAAAATGGTAATTCATTACCGGCAGCATCAAAATTGTCTGCTCCTGCATCTGCTCCTGCTACAAAATCATTAAAGCCTTTGTTACAAAAGAACAAAAGCAATAAAATGATGATGAGAGGCGGCAAGTGCTAATTATTAATAGACACTCCTCAAGGTGTTGCAAATTGCATTTTAACCTTGAGAGGTGTCATATTGCTAATTAAAATATTAATATCTTTGTATATCAAATTTCAATCAAATGGCAGAGACAACTAAAAGCCAAGGCTTAGGAGATACAATAGAAAAAATTACAATAGCAACAGGCATTAGGCGTGTTGTTAAATATGTTGCTCAGGTAGCTAAAAAAGATTGTGGCTGTGCTGAGAAAAAAAAAATGTTAAACGAATTAATACCATATAAACAAGATAATCATGCCAACACAGAAACTACAAGTAAGTAGAGCATTAAAAGTAATTCCAAGTGACTACTGCAATATTCCTTTTCCTAATGAAAAATGGAATGGAAATATAGAGGGTGTATCAGTAGATATTATCGAGGATGTAGGTGCTCAATTTTTATCAAACCCAACCGTTCAGATTGGTGATATACTATATTCTGAACAAAACGGAGTTGCTTATACTGTAACCGAGATTGTAAGTGAAGTTGAATTAAGGGTAAATTATGATGACCTAAATCCTACATTAGCAGGAGCATATACTATTTATGCAGGAGACATGAATCAGGGTTGTGTACTGTATATTGGTACATCTATCGCTAATGATATAACGACTGTTATTACTGCAGGTGGAGATACAGTTCAATTAAAAAATCTACCTCAAGGTAGTTTTTGTCCTATTCAAGTGTTAGCGGTAACTACAAGTACCGATACAACAGATATTGTAGCTCTTTGGTAATATGAATGGATTAAGCATAAGCATAGATATTAGCATTAGCGGTAAATAGTTAGTGCTTTTTTTACATAACAATTTTAACTGCAAACATGAAGTTTTCGGAATTTATAAGTAATTATTTCATTGACGACTCTTCATATATTGTAGGGTACAATGCTGAAGCTGACGTAAATATAAAAATACCAATCTTAACTCTTATCGGTGTCCTTTCCAATATAACCGGAACAGGCAATGAGAATATGGGAGCTAAATGGAGTGGTACACATACTATTACAGACTCCTCATTCTTTGATAATGGCAACCTTGTAAAGACACTTCATGGTATCAGTACAAAGGGACTATATCTTGATTTTGCCAATAGCACCTATAAGTTAGGCAATGGTGGCGATAATGGATTAGTAATACTACCTTCTAATAAAGCAAAATTCAGTTCTAGTGTTACAGCTACAGAGTTTATAAAATTAGGAGGACTTTCTACAGAATTCTTAAAAGCTGATGGGAGTGTTGATACTAATGCTTATCAGGGTGAAATTACATTAACTACAGTAGGGTCAACCGGACCGGCAACATTAATTGGAGATGTTCTAAACATTCCTGATTATGCATCTACGTCGGGTACGGTGCTATCAGTAAATAATCAAGACCCTGATTTAGCGGGTAATGTTAGTCTTACAACTACAAATATTCCTCAGGGAACAAATCTTTATTATACAGATAGTTTTGCTAGATTATCATTATCCTCTATAGCAACAGGATTAACATATACTAATACAACAGGTGTATTTAGTCTTACAGCGGGGTATGCAATACCAACTACTACTGAAATTACAAATTGGAATAACATAGTCGAGAGTGCAGTTGTATCTGTTAATAATCAGACTCCTGATATTGATGGAAATGTTAGTTTGACAACTACAAATATTCCACAAGGAACAAATCTTTATTATACAGATTCAAAAGCACGACTATCAATTAGTTCAAGTGCAACAGGACTTACATATACATCAGAGACAGGTATATTTAGTTTAACAGCGGGGTATGCTATACCAACTACAACCGAGATTACTACTTGGAATGATATGGCTGCCGGTGGTGTTACCATCGCAACAGACCAAACTATCACAGGAGTAAAAACATTCACTAAAGATATATTATTTGGTACTGCCTCTATAGGTAGAGGATTAACTCCTGCAAATAATAATCTTGTATTTGGTATAGGTGCAGGTGCTAATATTACACAAGCAGAAACGATTGCGATTGGTCGTTCATCGATGGGTAATACTACAGGTGGATATTTAAATATTGGTATTGGATTAAATACTCTTTACTATGCGACAGGTTCATATAATATTGCTTTAGGTGGACTAGCAATGCAACAAACAACGACAGGTGAGAAAAACTTGGCGATGGGTTATCAGGCACTATTCCAAAATACAATAGGTAATGAAAACTTTGCATTAGGGTATTTTACATTAAATTCTAATACAAGTGGTTCAAGTAATATAGGAATTGGTGCTAATAGTGTATTGACTCAAAATACTATAGGAAGTAGTAATATTGCTATTGGTAGTGGTTCAATGTCAACAAATATCAGCGGTAACTTAAACACAGGTATAGGTACATCATCATTGGCATCGAATACAATAGGAAGTGGTAATGTAGGAATTGGTGCTTATGCATTAAGGCTTAATAGTACAGGTGAATCAAATGTTGGTATTGGTCAGTATGCAGGTTGGAATAACTCAACAGGTATTAGAAATACATCAATAGGAGAAGGAGCGGGATATGGTGCTGTTAGTGCAAACCCAAATTATGGAGTTCATATTGGATTTAATTCAGGTTATATAAATTCAGGAAGTGCAAATACATCATTAGGATATGGTTCAGGTCGTGAATCATCAGGTTCTAATAATATTTTTATAGGATATGCATCAGGATATAATGCTTCATCAGGTAATTATAATGTAGTTATTGGTTCGTATAATTTACCATTATCAAGTCAATCTAATACATTAGCAATAACAGACGGTCAGAGTAATATTAAAATATACTCACCTGATACACATAATATTATTTTAGGTGGAACTACTGATAATGGATTAGCTAAACTTCAAGTTACAGGTGCTATTTATGCAGCAACCATTGCCAATACTACAACAGATACTAATAAATATCTAGTTTCTGATGGTGGTGTTGTAAAATACATTACAGGTACTCAATTATTAGCATTTATTGGTGGAGGAGTAGGAACGGTTACTTCAGTAGACATGACTGTTCCAACAGGACTTTCTATTTTGGGGAATCCGATAACAACAAGTGGTACATTAGCACTTACATATACAGCCGGGTATTCAATTCCAACTAATGCATCACAAACTAATTGGGATACAGCATATACTAACAGAATCACCTCATTAACTGTAACCGGAAACTCAGGTTCAGCTACATTAATTAGTAATGTGCTTAACATTCCGACATATACGTTAGCTGGATTGGGTGGAGTTCCTTATACAGGTGCAACGCAAGATGTTAATTTAGGATTATTTGATTTATATACTGCAAAAGTTTGGCTAAAAGATGTTCCTAATGATACTTATGGTAGTATGGAACTTACTGATGGCGTTTTACATTTTGAGGATGGGGATGGGCATAGTATGGTAACTATGGAAGATGGTTATTTAACTATCGCTAATGCTTCAACTATTAGAGCCTTATTAAATGTTTCGGGATTAAGTGTCAATAGAGATTTTGCTTTCCCTAATGCTTCGGGTACTTTAGCTTTAACAAGTGATTTAAGCTCTTATGTGCCTACAACAAGAACTGTAAGTACAACAAGTCCTTTAACAGGTGGTGGTGCTTTGAGTTCTAATTTAACTTTATCTATTGGTCAGTCTACGGCTTCAACTAATGGTTATTTAAGTTCTGCTGATTGGACTACTTTTAACGGAAAGCAAAACGCAATAACTTTAACAACAACAGGTACTTCGGGTGCTGCTACTTTAGTAGGTTCGACTTTAAATATTCCTAATTACGCTGATACCGATACCGGTATTACTTCTTTAAACGGATTAACTGCTTTAACGCAAACATTTGCAGTAGGAACGAGTGGAACTGACTTCGGTATTTCTTCTGCTACTTCTACGCATACTTTTAACTTACCAACGGCTTCGGCAACAAATAGAGGTGCTTTATCTTCTGCTGATTGGACAACATTTAATAACAAGCAAAACGCTTTAACAAATCCTATCACAGGCACAGGAACAACTAATTATCACACAAAATTTACTTCTAGCGGAGTTATTGGTAATAGTACTATTTCAGATGATGGTTCTTATATTTATAATAACGCAATTCCATTTTATTTAACAGGTGTTAATTCAATAAGATTAATTGGTGGTGTTGGACAACCTGAGTATATGACTCTTGACCAAACTGCTAATAGTGGTGGTAAGAAATGGAGATTTGGGCATACAGGAGCAATAGGAGGTTATAGTTCATTTGATTTTTACAATGAAACTGATGGCACTACACCATTAACTATCGCTGCGGATGGTTCTATAATAACAAATTCGGCATCAAATACAGGCGAAAAATTCATTGTGGGTGGTAGTGCGAGGGTGAATGGTGCATTAACTACCACAGGTAATATTAATGTTGCGGGGTATATTTTTGATACCTCTAATAGTGAGATATTAGCAGGAGCAGATGGGGGAGGTTTTTACTTTGCATCAGGTTCAACAAGTCCTGCTTTACCTATTTATATTGGAGGAATTAATACAACAAACACTATTGTAGCTTCACAACTAACGGCAGCTTCATTCATAAAATCAGGAAGCTCAGATTCATTCTTTTTATTAGGTGGTGGTGGCACGGTAGCAATAAGTAGTTACCAAAGTGCAATTACTTTAACTACTACAGGCACTTCAGGTGCAGCAACACTAGTCGGAAATACATTAAACATTCCAAATTATGCTAGTGGAGGAGGTTCAGGCACAGTTACTTCGGTAGATATGTCTGTACCAATAGGGTTAAGTATTTCAGGTAATCCTATTACAGCATCAGGAACTTTAGCTTTAACATATACAGCCGGATATGCTATTCCTACAACTGCAAAACAAACGCAATGGGATACAGCGTATACTAATAGAATTACATCATTAACTACAACAGGCACTTCAGGTGCTGCTACTCTTAGTGGTAACATTCTTAATATACCAATCTATGGGGGTGGTTCTTTTATTATTAATAATGGAGCAACTCCTGTTGAGCAAAGTATTTCTTCTTTTTGGACTACAGAGATAGATGTTGTTAATGATTCACATAGTTATGTACCATTAAATCCAACTAGTAAATTAATAATAAATCCATGGTACAGCACAACATTAGGTAGTTCTAATTTTTTAACATATCCTATTAGGACTGATTTACAGATTGGTTCGTTTTATAATTATACTTTAAGTCCATTTGCATCTAATGAATCTTCATCGATGTTTATTGGTATGATAAATGGACTTACAACAGGGACTGATAAGAAACATGGTGTTTATATCCTTGAGCCTGAAACAACTAGTGGTGAACCTGGTAAGGCAATTATTGTAAAAGACTATACTGCCGCAACAACATTGTTCTCGGTATTACAAGGTAATGTGTATGCATCAGGTGAAGGTGCATTTAATACAATAACTATTGGCTCTACAATAACATTAACTAATTCTAGTGGAGTATTAAGTTCGGGAAGTGTATCATTCACTACAACAGGATTTGTTAATGCAAATGTATTAAGCACTACAGGGGCTACCGGTTATGTAAGTATCTCTACTTTTATAGGTACTCCTGTAACACCTACTGCAGGGAACATATTCCTTTATAGCAATGGAACTGCATTGTTATATAAAATAAATTCAGGTGCTGCGGTTGATACAATTGTAGGAAAAGATTCTGCACAAACATTAACAAACAAGACTATAACAGGTCTTCATTTATCAGCGGGTATAGCAACAGATGCTCCAATATCATTTACACCAACAGGAGCTGTATTAGAAACAACATCTGAGGCAGGTGACTTTGAAGTTGATAGTATTGGGGTACTTTACTATTCAGTAGCAACCGCTTCAAGGGGTATTGTACCGGCAACTCAAATGCAAATACTGACAACTGATTATCTAACACCTATAGGAACTGCCTCTACATTAAAACAACTTTTTAATGCTTCTACTAACGGAGCTATTACTGTAGAGGCTAGTACTGCTTATGAATTTGAGTGTCTTGTTCGTTTAACCGGTCTTAGTGGAACAAGTGGAACATTTGGATTTGGCTTTTTAGGAACTGCTACCTATACTAGAGTTTCTTATTTAGCTATAGCAAATAAAACAGCATCAGGTGTTCAGACCGCTTCTTCGCACACTTTTGGAATTGCAGCGACATACACAATTATATCTGCGGCAAATACAACGACAACAGGTTATGTTTCTGTTAAAGGTATTTTAATTATTAATGCAGGTGGTACGGTAATTCCTTCTATGGGTGCTCAATTTACAAGTACTTATACTGTAGTTGCAGGGTCTTATTTTAAGATAACAAAACTTGGAAGTAATACACTAACTACAGTAGGTAATTGGTCATAAAAATTAAATAATAAAATTATTATATTTGCATAGACAATACATAAATCATGAACGAATTAAAACCAATCGAGCCGGTTGTTATTCCTACATCAGGAACAGCTACTCAGTTATATGTACAAGCTAATTCATTTTCGGCTTCAGCTACAAATTGTATGCTTTATTATTACCTAGCCGATGAATTAGGTGTTATGCTTATTCAAGGTAACTTGCAAATGACTGAGGAGCAATTTGCTTCTTGGGGAGCAGATAACCAAGTATTGTACGATATTGTAACTTTAGAAAAAGGACTAGTATTACTCCCTCAAGTTTAATAGCATGATACAGGTAGAGGATATAAAAGTATTGAGCATAAATACGTTTTGCATGGTAGCTTTTCACATTGCGAATGTGAATGAATACTTGCAGTCAATATTGCTTTTAGGCACTATTGGATATACAATTGTAAGGACAATTAACGAACTCGATAAATACAGAAACAATAAAAATGGCAAAAGTATCGACAACAAAGACGAAATCTAACTTTGGTCCTCGTAAGGGTGGTAAACACTCTAAAGCAAAAAACAAACAAATTAAAAAATATAAAGGTCAAGGACGATAATATACAAAAAGGAAAAATGTCAGCTGCATATTGGGCAGATAAAGTAAAATGGTAAAATGAAGTGGTTTAGACAATTAATAAGTGACGATAATAATATCAATGAAAGGTCATTCGTTGGCATTATTTCTTTGTTTGCAATGTTATTATCATTAATAGTTAATCTTATTAGTGATTGTTTAGGTCATAAAGTAGTAGTTGAAAACTTTATATTTGATGGATTTATGGTGCTTACAATAGCATCATTTGGCATATCAATGACCGGTAAAATATTTGAAAACATAAAACAAAATAAAGACGATGCAGTTAAGTGAGCATTTATCATTAGCAGAAGTCATTAGAAGTGACTCTGCAAAAAGAAAAGGCATTGCCAATATGCCTACATCAAAGCATCTTGTTAGTTTAGGAATTTTAGCAGATAAGGTATTTGAGCCTATTAGAAAAAACTTTAAGTGCCCAATCTTTATATCTAGTGGCTATAGAAGTAAGGAACTGAATGATGCAGTTGGTGGTAGTTCTACTAGCCAACACAGTACAGGTCAGGCTATCGATATTGATATGGATGGTTCTTCTGACAATGTTACTAATAAAATGATTTTTGATTTTATAAAAGAACACCTAGAGTTTGACCAATTAATTTGGGAGTTTGGGGATAAACTGAATCCTGATTGGGTGCATGTATCTTTTGCTTTAGGGAAAAACAGAAAACAAATTCTTAGAGCTGTAAAAGTTGGTGGAGAATCGAAATATATACCATACGTTTAATTAAATTAATTAATATTATATTTGCATCATGGAAGCAATCAAATCAAATGTAACTTTAACTCCGGATGAGTTGAAGTTAGTTCAAGATATGAACAACGATTTCACACAAGCTAAATTAGCTTTAGGTGATTTAGAATTAAGAAAACAAGAATTATTTGGTGCTATTGCCCAAATGAAAGCTGAGTTCGCTAAAAACGAGCAGGTACTTGTTGAAAAATATGGTGCTGATTCAGTTATCAACATCATGACAGGTGAAGTAACTAAAAAAGAACAAAATGTTAATGCCGACTAAATTTATTGGTGCATTGTTTCAATCAAGAGACATCATGCACATTGCACACTTACAAACTACTTCATTTGCTGAACACAAAGCATTAGATGGATATTATAGTGGCATTCTTGACCTTACAGACTCATTTACTGAAAAGTATTTTGGTCGTAATAAGAGAGTTCCTATTATCATTCCTGAGTCTAAAATTGAGGATTCAATGGAGCATTTAAAAGGAATGCAAAAAATGATTGATGAAGAGCGTAGCAATTACACATCTGAGCTTCAAAACATAATGGATGAGATGCTTGGATTAATTGATGAGACTCTTTATTTATTGACATTATCTTAATTATATAGTCCATGACAAAAATATCATTATACGAGCGAGTTAGCGTTCCTACACTTTCAGATAAGTTAATTGGAACTGACGTGAATAGTGCTAATAAAACAGTAAACTTTACAATAGCTGATGTCCTTTCATTAAGTGCAAGTACTTCTGTTACTTTTACAGAACTGCAAACATTGATAGTTAATGATGATTTAATTGTTGGTGGACTATATATAATTTCTGATTTTCAGACAATTTATGACCAACCTGACTTTACTGCGTTGGGTGTAGCAAAAACTATTGTTGCTACAAAAACAGGTGTTTTAGAGCCACTAGTTGTCATGGCTGTTACTCCGAACACTCTTTCTCCTGAAGCATATTCTACACTACACCCTAACGACACTATTCGTTATGATGTCTCATTTACACAGACAGAAGTAATGGGAGTAGCAGCAAAGGGTAGAATCACATTGAGAATCGACGAGAATAATAACGCAACGAGTTACGACCATCGTAATGTTGTATTTAAAAGATATCTTGACCCGGTTACTGAATTGTTTACAATTGTCAATGATAATGGATTAAACTCAAATACATTAATTCCAACATTTGGTTCAGATTGTATGAATAATGATTTATCAATAAGTAGCACAAATGGCGGTGCATTTTTATTGGTAAATAATGTTTTTGGGGCTAACTGTACTAATAATACATTTGGTGCTAATACATATAATAATACATTTGGAGCACAATTTGAATTTAATACGTTCCAAGCATTTGTTTCAGGGAATACATTTGGAATAAATTGTTCTAATAATTCAATATCAAATTCTTTCTTTTCAAATACTATTGGAGATAATTTTAGTAGTAATAATATTTATGAAAGTTTTGAATTAAATGTAATTGAAGCTAATTTTCAAAAAAATAATATTTACGCAGATTTAAGTAATGTTGATTTTACAGGAACAAGAGCTTATAAAAATGGTTACGTTCAAATCATAATAGGATTTGATGTTGAAGACCCTATGCCATATCCACATTTAATATGGTTCGATGCTAATACTATGACTTTTGACGCTCAATCCTTATAATGGAAATCAGAAAAATATCTATTGGTCCTGACTACAAGGGAAGTGCTATGCATTACCTTATAGGTCAAAAGGTATTAAACGATTCCTATGAGATACATCTTATTAAACTAGACGTTGAGAAAATGTCTGTTAAGATTTATATCATAAATGAGAAAGAAGAAGTTGTTCTTTGGAAAGAGTTCACCTCAACAATGCCTATTTCAATCGAATATAATATAAATTACTAATGAAATCTCCATTCTACTTCATAGCAAAGCCAATGAAGGGGAGAAGATACAACAACACTAAAGATATTGGTGGTATTGAATTTATTGTGAGTACTTCTGAAGAAGACCATAAGTTTTCAAACCGATATGCTGAAGTTGTAGAAACCCCTTCGGGATACAAAGGTCCTATTCAAATAGGAGATGTATTGCTCGTTCATCACAATGTATTTAAGTTTTATAATGACATGAGAGGTCGTCAGAAAAGCGGTAAAAGCTTTTTCAAGGATGACTTGTTCTTTATTGAACTTGACCAATTCTTTATGTTTAAACATAATGGGCAGTGGAATGCCTATGATAGATATTGTTTTGTTAAGCCAATCCCTGTTGAGGAATCTTATATTAAGAAGCCTATAAGTGAAGAGCCTTTAATGGGTATAATGGTGTATCCTAATGATTTCTTAAGAAGTCGTGGAATAAGTTCCGGGGATATGGTTTGTTTTAAACCTGATAGTGAGTATGAATTTGATGTCGATGGAGAAAAATTATATCGAATGTTTGACCACCAAATAACAATAAAGCTATGAAAGATAAGTCTAGGGAAACCAAAGAAAAAATTATAGCCGCAGGTAGAGTTGCTATCGAACAACTCATAAAAATTGCAAAACAAGATATCTTGAAACCTACCGTTGATGAAGATAAAGATATATCAGACTTATCTGCTGATAAACTCAAGAATGCTGCAGCAACAAAAAAATTGGCTATATTCGATGCGTTTGAGATATTAAATCGCATAGAAACAGAACAAGAAACACTTGATTCGATTGATAATGGAGAAAGTAGAACAGATACTAAGCAGGGATTTGCAGAACGAAATTCAAGAAAATAATTCTCTATATACAATTGTAGTTGATTATGTTTCATCTCAAGTAATCTCTAAAAAGAATACTGCTAGGTCTTGGGTGTATGGATATAATGAGCAATATGATTTAGTTGTAATATCTAAGACAGGTCAAATTGGTGAGATATATCTTGTAGCGGGATTATACATTGCACTTCCACTTGCACCTAAGGAGTGTCTTCAAAGACACAATAGCAAATCAGAACAATATTGGGAACGAGAGCCACTTCCTAAGCCACTCCAAAAAATACAGTCAATTTTCCAATGGAATACTATGCCATCTGAATTTAAAGATAGATGGGTAGATTATATTGAAAAACAGTTTGACTATCGTGAAGAAGGATATTGGTATAAAAATAATGGAACACCTACATACATACCCGGTTCTCACTTTATGTATCTTCAGTGGTCATCTATTGACATTGGATATCCCGACTTCCGGGAAGCAAATCGAATACTTTATATTTTTTGGGAAGCATGTAAGGCTGATGAGCGTTGCTTTGGGATGTCTTATTTGAAGATTAGACGTTCAGGATTTTCATTTATGTCATCATCTGAGACTGTAAATATTGGGACAATAGTTCGAGATGCTCGTCTTGGTATTTTATCAAAGACAGGTGCGGATGCTAAGAAAATGTTTACTGATAAGGTAGTGCCTATCAATAGTAAGTTACCGTTCTTCTTTAAACCTATCATGGATGGTATGGATAAACCTAAGACAGAGTTGTCGTTTAGGATTCCGGCAACGAAGATTACAAAGAAGAATATGTATGAGATTGTTGATGATGAAATTGAAGGATTAGATACATCAATCGATTGGAAAAATACTGAAGATAACTCTTATGATGGTGAGAAGTTAAGATTCCTTGTTCACGATGAGAGCGGTAAATGGTTAAAGCCAAATAGTATTGAAGCTAATTGGCGAGTAACTAAAACATGTTTAAGATTAGGTAGTAAAATTATTGGTAAATGTATGATGGGGTCTACTTCAAATGCATTGAGCAAGGGAGGTCAAGGGTACAAAGATTTGTATGAAGATTCAGATATAAAGAATAGAAATAAAAACGGTCAAACTAAAAGTGGACTTTACTCTTTATTTATTCCTATGGAATGGAATATGGAGGGATTTATAGATAAGCATGGTATGCCTGTATTTAGGAAACCTCAAACTCCAATAATGGGGATTGATGGTCAACTAATAAAGAATGGTGCTATCGATTATTGGGAAGCAGAGGTTGATTCGAAGAAGAGTGACCCGGATGATTTGAATGAGTTTTATAGACAGTATCCAAGAACAACATCACATGCGTTCCGTGATGAGAGTAAGCAGTCGCTATTCAACCTTACTAAAATCTATCAGCAAATAGATTACAATGATTCGATGATTACTGAGCAACACCTTACTCGTGGTAGCTTTCATTGGAAAGATGGTATTCAAGATTCTACAGTCATATTTAGTCCCGACCCAAGAGGAAGATTCTTAGTTAGTTGGATACCGCCTAAAAGTCTACAGAATAGATTTATAATAAAAAATGGTAAGAAGTATCCTGCTAATGAACATTTAGGGTCTTTTGGCTGTGACTCTTATGATATATCTGCAGTGGTTGGGGGTAGAGGGTCTAATGGGTCACTCCATGGTATGACTAAGTTCCATATGGATGAAGCTCCTACTAATAAGTTTTTTTTAGAGTATATTGCTAGACCTCAGACCGCTGAGATATTTTTTGAAGAGGTATTGATGGCTATTGTATTCTACGGAATGCCTATATTAGCGGAAAATAATAAACCTAGACTTTTATATCATTTAAAGAATAGAGGTTACAGAGGTTACTCGATGACAAGACCTGACAAGACTTATAATAAGCTCACTAAAACGGAGATAGAACTTGGCGGGATACCTAACTCATCTGAGGACATTAGACAGGCTCATGCGTCAGCTATTGAGTCCTACGTTGAAAAATTTGTAGGGTTTGACTCTGCAGGTGAATATAGGAATACGGAAGATATGGGTGACATGCCATTTAATAGAACACTTATGGATTGGGCAAGATTTAATATTGATGATAGAACGAAATTTGATGCGTCAATTAGTTCAGGATTAGTTCTTATGGCTAACCAAAAACATGTATATCAACCTGAGAAAAAAACATCAAAAATAAGCATTAACTTTGCAAGGTATAAAAACGATGGTACATCAAGTCAAATAATTCGATGAAGAACGATATATTAGTAAACATCCTATCAACAGGATTCCCAACTCAGTTTGTAACTGATAGGGAAAAGGAAACTGATGAGTATGGATTACAAATTGGTCAAGCTATACAATACGAATGGTTTCGTAAAGATGGCAATCAATGTAGATTTTATAGTCAATGGAGAGATTTCCATAAATTAAGACTATATGCAAGAGGTGAGCAATCTATTGCTAAGTACAAAAACGAATTAGCTATTGATGGCGATTTATCTTATTTAAACTTAGATTGGACTCCTGTTCCTATCATCCCAAAATTCGTTGATATCGTTGTTAATGGAATGGCTGATAGATTATTTAAAGTAAAGGCTTACGCACAAGATGCGATGTCTCAAGAAAAAAGAAGTAAATATCAGGATACTGTTGAGGCTCAAATGGCTGCAAAAGATATCCTTCAAACTATACAACAAAATACAGGTGTTAATCCATTTATGATGAATCCTGAAGAGTTGCCGGAGACTGATGAGGAATTGTCGTTAATGATGCAACTTAAATATAAACCTGCTATTGAGATTGCAGAAGAAGAAGCTATTAATACCATAATGGATGAAAACCATTATTTAGATACAAGAAAAAGAGTAGACTATGATTTAACCGTATTAGGAATTGGTGTTACAAAGCACGAGTTCTTGCCCGGCTCAGGAGTTGAGATTTCATATGTTGACCCTGCAAATATAGTTTATAGTTATACAGAAGACCCATATTTTAGAGATTGCTTCTATTGGGGTGAGATTAAAACCTTACCTGTAATTGAGTGCATGAAAATTGACACTACACTGACTACCGATGACTTGAATGAGATATCGATGTATAGTCAAAGTTGGTATAACTATTATAATGTTGCTCAGTTTTATGAGAACAGTATATTCCATAGAGATACATGCACCTTACTTTACTTTAATTATAAGACCACTAAGAAGATGGTTTATAAGAGGAAGAAGTTAAAGAATGGTGGTCTTCGAATGATACAAAAAGATGAGTCCTTTAATCCACCTGTAGAAATGATGGAGGAAGAGGGGTTTGAAAAAGTAGAAAAGACAATTGATGTTTGGTATAATGGTATTATGGTGATGGGTACTAATATCCTTTTAAAATGGGAGTTAGCTCAAAATATGGTTAGACCAAAATCAGCATCGCAACATGCACTACCAAATTATGTTGCATCAGCACCAAGAATGTATAAAGGTGTAATTGAATCATTAGTAAGAAGAATGATTCCTTTTGCTGACTTAATTCAAATAACACACTTAAAACTACAACAAGTAATTGCTCGTGTAGTTCCGGACGGTGTATTTATTGATGCTGATGGTATAAATGAGGTTGACTTAGGTAATGGTGCAGCATATAGTCCTCAAGATGCATTAAGACTTTACTTTCAAACAGGTAGTGTTATTGGTAGAAGTTACACCCAAGATGGAGAATTTAATAATGCAAGAGTTCCTATTCAGCAATTAACATCAAACTCAGGAGCTAGTAAAACTCAAATGCTTATTACTAACTATAACCATTATATGGATATGATTCGTTCTGTAACGGGATTAAATGAGGCTAGAGACGGTTCAAATCCTGACCCTAACTCATTAGTTGGTTTACAGAAGTTAGCAGCGTTAAATTCGAATACAGCTACCCGTCACATTCTTGATGGTAGTATTTTTATTTATAGGTCAATTGCGGAAGCATTAACATATAGAATTGCAGATATTTTAGAGTATGCTGATTTTAAAGAAGACTTTTGCAATAAAATCGGTAAGTACAATGTGTCGTTATTAGGCGATATAAGTGATTTATATATCTATGATTTTGGCATTTTCATTGAAATATCACCTGATGAAGAAGAAAAATCACAACTTGAAGCTAATATTCAAATGGCATTATCAAAAAGTGATATCAATCTTGAGGACGCAATTGACATCCGTGAAATCAGAAATCTTAAACTTGCGAATCAATTACTCAAGCTTAAAAGAATGAAAAAGCAAGAGCGAGAGGATAAGATGGAGATGCAAAAACAAGCTATGATTTCGCAACAAAATATTAAGTCTCAAGAGTTGGCAGCTCAAACTGCAATGCAGAAAATACAAGCTGAGACTCAATCTAAGATGCAAATCAAACAAGCTGAAGTTGCATTTGAAATGCAATTATTAGAAAAAGAAGCTCAATTGAAACAGATGCTTATGGCTGACGAGTTTAATTATAACTCTCAGATATATGGAATGAAAGAAGGGTTATTTAATAAACGTGAAAACGAGAAAGAGACCGCTAAATCAAAACGTATTAGCCAACAAAGTACAGAACAATCTAAACTTATAAATCAAAGACAAAATAACTTACCTCCTATGAATTTTGAATCTAATGAGGATAGTTTAGATGGGTTAGATTTAGGTGAATTTGAACCTCGATAAAGAATATTAAAAATTTTATATAAATTTGTAACAAATAAAATCAAATCAAATGAATTTACAAGTAAGAGTAGTTGAGGGTTTCGAAGCGAAATCAATTCAAGAAAGAGAACAAGAATTGCTTGATAAGCACGAACAGAAGTTAAACGAAGAAGGAACAGGAGTAGGTGATGATGATAAGGGAGCAGGTGATGATGATAAGGGAGCAGGTGATGAATCTAAAGAAATTGATTTTAAAGAGACTGACGTTCTTTCATATATTGGTAAAAGATACAATAAGCAGATTGATTCACTAGATGATTTAATCAACGCAAGGAAGGAAGCTGAAGAACTTCCGGAAGATGTAGCTGCTTATTTTAAATACAAAAAAGAAACAGGAAGAGGTTTCGAAGATTTCATTGAGTTAAAGAAAGACTTTAGTTCAATGAATGAAGATTCTCTTTTAAAAACTTACTTATTAAAGACACAAGAAGGTCTTGATGAGTCAGATATTGAAACCTTGATGGACGATTATCGCTATGATGAAGATATAGATGATGCTTCAGATATCAAGAAAACAAAATTAGCAAAGAAAAAGATTATTACGGAAGCTAAAAAGTATTTCACTCAACAACAAGAAACCTACAAAATACCCCTTGAGTCAAGTGTGGTAAAGGGTATTCCTGATGAAGAGAAAGAAACTTATGAATCTTTCAAGCAATATACACAACAAGCAAAAACCCAACAGGAACAAGAATCAGTCAAACGTGATTGGTTTCAAAAGAAAAGCGATGAGGTGTTTAATGGAGAATTCAAAGGTTTTGAGTTTAACATAGACGATAAAAAGTTTGTCTTTACTCCCGGTGATGCTACTGAGTTAAAGAAAATTCAATCAACTCCAATGAACTTTATTTCAAAGTTCTTAGATGAGAATGGATTAATCAAAGACGCAGCAGGTTACCATAGGGCATTAGCAATGGCGATGAATCCTGAAAAGGCGGCAAGATACTTCTACGAACAGGGGTTAGCTGCAGCAACAGATGATGTTACACGAAAGATAAAGAATATTAATATGTCTGAGCGTAAAGCACCTGAGGTTATGAGTAAAGGAGGATTCCAAGTAAAAGTAAAGGATGATAGTTCGGGTCGTTCACTTAAAATTAAAAGTAACAAGAAAAATTAAAACTTAAAAAAATGCCAAATCAATTACAAGTATCTCCGACATACGCATTGCAGCCAAGTGCAGAGCAAGTGCCTTTGTCTACAAATTATATTACCAACTTCGATTTCTTGAATCAGTATCTTCCTGATACTTACGAAAAGGAATTTGAGCGTTACGGTAATCGTACAATCGCTTCATTCCTTCGTCAAGTAGGAGCAGAGCTTCCGTCTAATTCAGACATGATTAAATGGGCAGAGCAAGGTCGTTTACATACAAAGTATGTTAATTGCGATTCAGATGCTGCTGCTGCTGCTGATACAGCAACTATTACTGTAAGTGATGCATTAAATCCAAGTACAGGACCGGGTTCAGGTGGAATTGCAATCCGTAAAGGACAAACAGTTTTCATCTCTGCAAATAATGGTACAGGTTCAAACAAAGGTATTGTTACAGCTGTAGATACAACTGCAGGTACTTTTGGTGTTGCTTACTACGAAGCAGGTGGTCAGGTGTTCGCAGGGACAGCTGTATTAACAGTTTGGATTTACGGTTCTGAGTTCAAAAAAGGAACTTATGGAATGGAAGGCTCTTTAGAAGCAAATGATGAGTTCTTCGATAACTCTCCAATCATCATCAAAGATAAATATGCAGTATCAGGTTCTGATATGGCACAAATCGGATGGGTTGAGATTACAACAGAGAATGGTGCAAACGGATACTTATGGTATTTGAAATCAGAGCACGAAACTCGTTTACGTTTCGAAGATTACTTAGAAACTTCAATGATTGAAGCAGTTCCTGCTGAAGCAGGTTCGGGTGTTAAAACTCAAACAACTTACACATCAGCAGGTGACAAAGGTTCAGAAGGTATCTTTTATGTTGTAAACAACAGAGGTAACGTATGGTCAGGTGGTAATCCAACTACTTTGGCAGATTTCGATACCATTGTTTCTCGCTTAGATAAGCAAGGTGCAATCGAAGAAAATGCTATCTTCTTAAATCGTGATTTCGGATTCGATATCGACGATATGTTAGCAACATTAAATGGCTACAGTGCAACAGGTTCATCAAACGCAGCATCATTCGGTTTATTCGATAACGATGCAGAGATGGCGTTAAATTTAGGGTTCTCAGGTTTCCGTAGAGGTTACGATTTCTACAAAACTGATTGGAAATACCTAAATGACCCAACAATGCGTGGTGGTTTACCTTCAGTTGCAGGTTCGGGTCGTGTTAATGGTTTATTAGTACCTGCAGGTTCTACATCAGTGTATGACCAAATCATGGGTAAAAACGCTAAGAGACCTTTCTTACACGTTCGTTACAGAGCAACTGAAACTGAAGACCGTCGTTACAAAACTTGGATTACAGGTTCTGCCGGTGGTGCAGCTACAAGCGATTTAGATGCAATGGAGGTTAACTTCTTGTCAGAAAGATGTGTTTGTACATTAGGTGCTAACAACTTCGTGTTGTTCAATTACTAATCAATTAAAAGGGTGGTGTCTTTAAAGACACTGCCCTTTATTTATAAATTTTAATCATATTATATCAAATGAAAAAATTAGCTCCTGCAGATAGGGTGTATAAATTATTAAGGAACGCAGCTCCTTTGTCGTACACATTGCCAATTAGAAACTCAAAGCGTTACCCATTATTATGGTTTGACGAAGAGAACAATACCAACAGAGCGTTAAGATACGCTGTCAATCAAAAGAGTCCTTTTGAAGACGAACAAGATGGAAATGCGATTATTGAACCGGTTGTTTTTGAGAGTGGCTTCTTAGCTGTTCCTAAATCAAATCCTGTGTTACAAGAGTTTTTGCATTATCATCCATTAAACGGAAAATCATTCGTTGAAGTAAACCAAGAGAAAGATGCTTCTGCTCAGGTTGATAAGTTAAATATTGAGGTTGATGCTTTAATTCAAGCTCGTGAGTTAACTGTGGACCAATTAGAAACAGTATCTCGTGTTTTATTTGGCAAAGACCCACAAAAAATCACAACTGCAGAGTTGAGACGTGATGTGTTGGTGTTTGCTAAGAAAGACCCTTCAGGATTACTTAATATTTTAAATGACCCAATGCTTAGACATAATTCAAATGTGCATGTATTCTTTAACAATAAGTTGCTGACATTCAGAAATAGTGGCAAAGAGGTTTGGTTTAATACACCATCAAACAAAAAGAAGATGCTTTCAGTTCCATTTGGTCATGACCCATATGAGGTTGTTGCCCAATATTTACAAACAGACGAAGGTATTGACGCTCTAAAAATGTTAGAGAGTAACTCATAATCTTAATTTCCATAGTTCATAGCTTAATTAGTTAATTAGGGAGTGCAATTTGTACTCCCTTTTTTGTTTATATTTGTAAAAAAAACAAGGTAAATGATAAACGAAGTAAGAAGTATAGTATTATCTGTATTGAACAAAAACAATTACGGATACATATCTCCATCGGACTTTAACTTGTATGCGAAAAACGCACAAATGGAGTTGTATGACGAGTATTTTAGTAGTTATAATAAAACTATAAATATGGAGAATGTTCGAACCTCAGGTACGGACTATGCAAATGTTATAAAAACAATATCTGAAGTATTAGAAACATTTATGAGACCTAAGTTTTTAACTCAGGTTACTGCGAATACAAATGAATATTACTACCCATCGTTAATAACGACAGGGAGTGAGGCTTACATGGTAGATAGAGTGGAATGTTATAGCTCATTGTTACCAAACACTAGATTAGGAGATGCCGACAAGGTTACGTTTGGAAGTTTAGGGATGTTATTGGCATCAAATTTAACCAAACCAACAGAGGAGTATCCTGTATATACACTGCATGATAATATCATAACTGTATATCCTGATACTTTAAATAAGGGAAATTCAGTTAAGTGTTATTACTTTACTTATCCTCAAGACCCTAATTGGACATATACCGAGTTAACTAATGGCGAACCTACATTTAACCCATCATTACCGGGATATCAAGATTTTCAACTTCCTAATGAGGATGGCTATAAATTAGCGATGAAAATTCTTCAATATGCAGGTCTATCAATTAGAGAACTTGAGATTACGCAATACGCACTTGGTCAAGAACAACACGAACAACCATCATTCAGTCAAAAACAATAATAGGTTATGGCATACATATCACAATACGAATACTACGATAATAATGGTCTAAGTCCCGAAGATAAGAATTGGGGGTCTTACCAATATGTATCATTGTTTGATATCGTAAACAACTACATACTTATGTATTACGGTAATCACTCCTTAGTAAATAATGAGGAGCGATATAAAATATTATTTCATGCAAAGAGAGCAGTTCAAGAATTAAACTACGATGCATTTAAAGAAGTAAAAGCATTAGAGTTAACAGTTGCTGATAATCTTATATTTATCTTGCCATCTGACTATGTCAATTGGGTTAGAATATCTTTGTATAAAGATGGTATTTTAAGACCAATGACACAGAACATTCAAACACTTTCATCTAAAGCATACTTACAAAGTCAGCAAGGTAATATTCTATTTGACCAAGATGGTAATGTTCTTATGCCACAACAATCAACCATTGACTACCAAAGACTTCATGGAACTAAGAAGGATATCTACTTAAATCCTAATAGTCAGTTTAATGGACAGGCAGGTTGGAATATTGATGGGGCTTGGTATTTTGATATAAGCATTGGTAAGAGATTTGGATTAAATACAGAGACTGCTAATGCAAATCCAACATTTAATATTGATAATAAGCGTGGAGTTATTAACTTTAACTCAGATATGATTGATGAGACGTGTATTTTAGAATACATCTCTGATGGTATGGAGAATGGGAATGATGCATTAGTAAGTATCAATAAGATGTTCGAATCATATGTTTACGCATATATACAATATGAAATTTTGAACAGCAAACTTGGTGTTCAGGAGTATGTTGTTGCTAGAGCAAAGAAAAATAAGACAGCCTTATTAAGAAATGCTAAAATAAGAATTAGTGATATCCATCCGGGAAGATTATTAATGAGTCTTAGAGGTATGGATAAAATTATCAAATAATATTATGACTACATTATCAAGAAGTTTTTCTGCAGGTAAGATGAATAAAGTTGTTGATGAACGACTTATTCCTAACGGTGAATACATTGATGCTCTTAATATCAGAATGGGTTCTACTGAACAGTCTGAGATTGGAGTCATAGAAAACTCAAAAGGTAATTCTCTTTTGGTTTCTTTGACATACATTGATGGTACTCCTTTAAGTGCTGCAGCAAGAACTATTGGTGCTTATGCTGATGGCATGAATGAAACTATTTATTGGTTTGTTCATGACCCTGAGTTTACTGTAGGTGCTACAGGTAAGCTTGATATGATTGTATCTCTTAACGTATTTACAAACATACTTACATACCATGTAATTAGTATTAATGACAATTCAGACTCAACTACTACTTTAAATTTTAATAGTTCTTATTTAATTACAGGAATAAATTTGATTGGAGATTTATTATTCTTTACGGATTATTATAACCAACCAAGGTTTATAAATACAACAAAAAATTATCGTAATCCTGTTCTAAATATTGATGGAATTACTGATGAAGAGTTGTTGGTTATAAAAAAACCACCTACTGAGTCTCCAACACTTCAACCAAGAGTAATTGAGGGTGAAGAAGATTTTTTAACAACTAGATTTATATCTTTTGCATATCGCTACAGATATAGTGATGGTGAATACTCTGCTACATCTCAATGGTCTCAAATATCATTTGTCCCTGATAATTTTAATTTCAGTGCAAATAGTATGCTAAATGAGGGAATGGTAAATTCCTGCAATGCAGCTGATATTACATTCAATACAGGTGGAGAACTTGTAGTTGGTATTGATTTGCTTTTCAAAGAATCTCTAAGTAGTATCATTAAAGTTATTGAAAAAATAGATAAGCAGACTGCAGGATATAATGACAATGAATTAAGAACATTTACATTCATAAATAGTAAAATATTTACAATTCTACCTGCAACAGAGTTGTTAAGGTTATACGATAATGTACCTAGATTGGCTAAAGCTCAAACAATAATGGGCAATAGATTAATGTACGGTAATTACATAGAAGGATACGATTTAATTGACTCATTAGGGGAGCAAGTATATTTAGAGTATACACCTCGTATTTTAAGTGAAGTAATAGGCTCTAGTTCGATATCTGCAGAAACTATCTCTAGCAATTATGCTATAAATGGTGCTCAGACAATATTAGATTCATCATTAAGAATTGACCTAACCGGGAAAGCATTAATAAAAGGAGCTTCAATTAGTTTTGAAATAACTTTAAACCATAGTTCATTTTCAGGATTTATTACACCTCCAATAGAGACAACGACAAACGTAACTGTTGACTTTAAGTTTTACTTATCAAAGGATTATGCATCTGTTTACGAGATGGTTAATAGTGATGAGTTTCAGACATTAGTTGGGACAATATCAAATATTCAACCTGTAGCTACAGCATGTAGTGGTAAAACATTTACAGATTCATTAAACTGTGGACTGCCTAATAACTTGGGAACATACGAAAAAACATTAAGTGGTATTTATGCTTTTAATCAACCTGTCAGTTTTATTGCATCTACGTCGAATAACTTAATCGACATACAACCTATTGCAATGCAATATGTAGATTCAGTGATTCCAACACAAATAGTTTATGAATACTATAAGATAACAGCATTTAGTGCTTCGTATCAAGAAATAGCAAACCCAACTAGCTTACATAGCAATAGAGGATATGAGATTGGTATTGTATACATGGATGAGTATAATCGCTCGACTACAACTTTAGTAAGTCCTAATAATACTGTGTATATCCCTTGTGGGAGTTCAGATACAAAGAACTCAATACTAATAGACATTCCTCCTGCTCAAAAACCTCCATATTGGGCTACTCGATATAAATTTGTAATACAACCTGATGAAGAAAATTATGAGGTAATTTACACCAATTTATTCTTTCAAGACCCCAATACGAATGAAGTTTGGTTTTTACTTGAAGGTGAAAATGCAAAGAAAATTGAAACAGGAGATAGATTAATTGTCAAGGCTGATTCTGATGGACCATTAGATACATGTGTTTACGCAACTGTCCTTGAAAAAGAATCTAAGGCAGAAGCATTTATAACACCACTATCAGGAGCAACAGTTCCTTCAGGTGTTTATATGAAAATAAATCCTAATAGTTTTTCTGCAGCCTCAACACCTGATGCTGTGTTTGCACCGGGGAGAATTCAGCAATGTACAACAAGTACTAATGGTGCTTATGCAATATTTGGGTATGTGATGAATATTAAAAGAGAGGTTGGATTTGACCCACTTAATCCCACATGGGAGTATGAGGATTACACTATACCTGCAGGTAGTAAAATTAAATGGTTTACCGATTGGAACAGAAATGGGCACGGAAGTGCATGTGAAAAAAGAGGGTTTTTAGCAGATGCTGATTTTATATCTTCAGAAAGTTACGATAATGTTGTTGATTGGTTTAATGGAGAAAATGCAGCAGCTGTACTAATGGATGGGTATTCTAAAGATGGAGGTACAACACTTGTTTATATTCCAACTATTGGTATTATGTCTCCATCTCTACCTAATTTTACAACATTATACATACAATGGTACAGAAGCCCTGTCACTAATCAATTAATATTACAATTATCAACAGGATTAAGTTGTTCAGGTAGAAATTTTCCTAATGATAGAAAATACTGTGTTACAACAGACATTCAAGTGTTTAGAGCTATTGATAATATCATATTCGAAACAGAACCTACGGATGCATTGCCTGATGTATTTTTTGAAAACAACTTATCATTCCCTATTCAAGATGGATTTCATGTTGGTAATATAGCAACTCAGACAGATACAACTTCAGCGACTATAGATACAGAGTTCTTCAATTGCTTTGCTTTTGGTAATGGTGCTGAGAGTTATAAGATAAGAGACTCAATCGCAGGTAGAAGTTTTAACCTTGGAGAGAGAGTTACATCTGTATCTGCTCAAGATTATAAGATGGCAGATAGATTTGCAGGGATTACCTATAGTGGTATTTATAATGCTGAATCTAATCTTAATAAATTAAATGAGTTTAATTTAGGTGTAGCAAACTTTAAGAATTTAGAAGTTTCATTTGGACCAATATATATAATGGATTCTAGAAGGACTGATATTTTAGTTCTTCAAGAAGATAAAATCTCATATGTATTGGCAGGTAAGAATCTTCTTTCTGACGCAGCAGGTGGCGATGTTCTTACTTCTGTTCCTGAAGTATTAGGAACTCAAATTGCTCGTACTGAAAAGTATGGTATTAGTTTTAATCCTGAAAGTTATGTTCATTGGGGTTACGATAGATATTTCACTGATAGTAAAAGAGGTGTAGTCCTTAATTTAAAGGGCGATGAAGCATCATCAGAACAACTGACAGTAGTATCTGAGTTTAGTATGAGAACATGGTTTAGAGACCTCTTTAATGCGTCATTTAATACTCAGAAACTTGGAGGTTATGACCCATACATGAATGAGTATGTATTATCATCGAATGATATCGCAATACCATCACCTACTTCGTGTTTAAGTTGTGGAGTTACTCAGCAATTTTTATTGAATGCTAGTAATGTAATACAATACTGTGTTGATTTAAGTCAATTGGTTGGCGATGTTACTGTTTCTTACGAGATAATATCTATTGACGAAGGTGTTGAGATTACGGTAGATGCTGATTATAATGCAACTCCGTATAGCTCAGGAGCTACTTCAGTATCAGGGTCTTTTGTTGTAAATAAAGATAGTCAAACTGTACTTAGTACTAATATAACACTTTCTGCTACAGGTAGTGCTACAATACAATTAACAGTATCGTGTCCTGTTCCTCAAGCATTAACTATTATTGAGATTGTTATCACAAATAATAGTGATACAGGTAAGACTACGCATACTCAATATCGATACACTAGCGATACTTATACGTCGCCAATACAAACTAATGCAATAACATTTGTATCAGGAACAAGTAATCCATTGATATCTTCATACATATTAAGAGATGGGTTTATTGGTTCAGGTTCTTTCCCTACAGTAGGAAGTTCTATGCGTATGATAAGTAATAAGTTCTCTACAGATACTTTTACTTTTAATTCAGCAAGTAACTTTTTTAAATACCATACATCAGATATACTATACGGAGATACATCTGTAGAGGTTCAGACATTATTAAGTCTGTCATCTATGTTACTTTCTGAGGGTGGTCCTTCTGTTTGGTATGGAGACTTTGTAGTGCCAACACTGAATAACTATTTATACTTGATATGGGACTTGAGAACTCCTAATCCTGTATATTTGTGTTATGATGTAGCAGATAGGTTTTCTATATGTTGTGATTGTACTACAGTATATTGTCACAATTGGGTATTAGTGAGATATGCTGAAACAGCAGAAGCGACATATACCGATTGTAATGGAGTTGTACAAGTAGTAACATTAAATAGTTCTAACGCAAATCCATTCTACCCCCCTATATGTGTTAGAGATGGAGCTTTAAATGAACCGGTATTTACAATTCCTGAATCAGGTGGAATGGATAGATATGAAATTTGTAATTAAAATAAAATGGCAACAACTACAAGTATTTTTTTAGATGCACCAACACTTAGTCTTTCCATAGGTGTTTATAGTGATATAGCATTACTTACCCCCGCTCCTGATGGTTGGTATTCGGATAGCATTGTAACAAGAAGACAAGTATCAGGAGTACTAGCGGCTGCTGTTCCTTGTGCAACATGTGACATACAACCATTTTCTTCAAGTTTATTATCAACCTCATCATCAGGAGCTGCATGTGCATTGACTATTGATGGTACTTATTATTATAGTTATGTAAGTGGAACTATTGGTGACGTTACAGTTGGAGACTATGTTTACTCAAATGACACAACAGGAATTCCTTTAGCTGATGGTTGGTACTCAACACCAACAACCACACCGTTATGTCCTGATACATATCATGTTGTGAGTGGTATTATTACTGAAATTATTAATTGCTGTGCTTAATTTTATATAAATGGAATACACATTAACATACAGTGAATTAGCAAAAGGATGGGTATCATTTTATTCATTTGTACCCGATTGGATGATTGGGATGAATAGTTATTTTTATTCTTTTAAGGGAGGTAGTCTATATAGACATAATTCGAATTCAAATAGAAATGACTTCTATGGAATTCAGTATTCATCTCAGATAACTAGTGTCTTCAATGACTCTCCAAGTGAAAATAAATTATTCAAAACAATCAGTCTTCAAGGGGATGATAGTTGGTCGGCAATAGTAACATCTGATATTCAAACTTCAGGTTATGTTGAAAAGGCATGGTTTTCTAAAAAGGAGAATGTATATTTTGCTTTTATTAGAAATTCAGGAACAGTTCCTGCATCTCCTAGCGAGTACGCATTAAGGTCATTAAATGGTATAGGCAATAGTGTAACCGTAGCAGTATCTCCAATAACAGATGTAGAAATTAATTTCTCTGTAAATCCGTTAATAGCAATTAGTACTATAACAGGGATTGGAGACTATTTATACTTTATGCAGTTACCATCTCAAAACATATACTTTGCAGGTCAGATTAAAAATATCATTAAGGATTACCCTAATGGTGTCAATCAGATGATTGTTAACTCTGATATACCTGACACTGTGTATCCTATTCCAATTCAAGATGCATACTTTTTCTCAATAAAAAACTCAGTTGCTGAGTCCCATGGCATATTAGGTCACTATTCTGTATTTACATTACAAAATAATAATACATCAAAAGTAGAGTTGTTTTTGGCTCAAGCTGAAATCATGAAAAGTTTCCCATAAAAAAATTATCTTTGTATATGATATTTACAATAAGACCTCTAACTGAAAATGACTATGACAATATACTTGTCGGTTGGTGGGAAGATTGGAAATGGTCAGCCCCGGTAAAGGATTTTTTACCTAATACCGGTTTTATTGTTTATGATGAAAACACTCCTATATGTGCAGGATACATATATACTACAAACTCAAAAGTTTGTTGGGTTGATTGGATTATATCTAACTTTAATTATAAAAACAAAGAAAACAGAAAAAAAGCATTAATACTTTTGATAGAAACACTTACCAACACTAGTAGATATTTAGATTCTAAATACTGTTATGCTTTAATAAAAAACAAAAGTTTAATTAACATCTATAAAGAACTTGGATACATAGAAGGTGATTCATATACAAGTGAAATGATTAAAATATTATAACATGGCAATAGCAACAGCATTAACAATAGGTTCGCTTTTAGCTTCAGGAGCTTCTGCAGGAATGTCATTTGCTCAAGTAGGTAAGCAAAAACAACTTCAAAAAGAAGCTGAGAAAGCTGCTGAAAAAGCACTATCAGAAGCTAAACAGATATTAGACGTAAATTACCTAGAAAGTTTAGGTATCAATAAAGAACCTTATAACTTACAAAGAGAAGCTTTATTAGCTTCGGGAGCAGAGGCTATAGCAGCAGGAGTAGAAAGCGAAAGAGGTGCAGCCGGAGTTGCCGGTGCTATTCAAATGGCACAAAATAAAGCTCAACAAAATATTGCATCTGCTATGGGTACAGATATAACAGCATTAAATAAATTAGTGGCTCAAGAAGACTCTCGATTAGCAGGTGAACAAGCTAAATTATATCTAGGAGAAGCAGAAGGTGCTCAATTAGCAGCAAGAGATGCTCAACAAGCGGGTGTTGCAGCTACAAACGCAGGTGTTAATAGTTTACTTAATATGGCATCTAATGCAGCTTCATTAGCTCCATTATATCCAAAAACAAAAGCTCCTGATGTAATAACACCTAATACAGCAACAGGCACATCAAATCCAAATGTAACAGTTCCATTCGCTCCTGCACCTTTTGGTTCAGTGATGCAATTAGCACCTAAAACTAATGGACCTCAAAGTCCTAGTACATTAACACCATTTAATTATGGATTTAATAGTCCTTCAGTTGGAGGTCTTAATAACCCTGAAATGCAACAGTTTTTAGAGTGGGAAAATTCTTCTAAACCTTTTGGTACAAATAATCAATCAGTTCCATTTAATGTTAAGTGGCAACAATTTTTACAGTGGAAAAACGCAATTAATAGATAATCAATGGGAACATTTTACAAATACGCAGAAAGGGGTACAGATGCTTACGTTGATTGGAACGTAATTGGTAAAACATTGTCAGATAATTTATTAACTGAGAAAAAATATAGAGAAGAAAAGAAAGCCAAGATTGATGAAGACTCTCGTAATTTAGGTAATGAGCTTAGTAATATTAAGCAAGGTGAGTTTCAAGATGCAAATAAATTCGTATTAGAATACGCTGCAAATGCTCAAGAAGCTAGATTAATGCAAGACAAGTTATTAAAGTCAGGTAGATTAAATGTGAAAGATTATACCGTTATGAGGCAAAACTTAGGTGACGGAACTAAACAGATTACTGAACTTCAGTCATTATACCAAAATAATTATAAATCAATTATGGAAGGTATAAACTCAGGAGAGCTACAAGCATTGAATACTGCGAACATGGCATCAGTAGAAGGTTTTGCAGACTTTTCTAAGTCACAAGCATACATAAATCCAAATGATGGTACTGTAAGTGTTGCATCTAAAAAGTTTAATGAAAATACGGGACTATGGGAAATAACAAAAAATGTTGTACCTGTTAGTGTTTTAAAAGGTAAAATCTTAACAAAGATAGCGGCATTTAAAACTGATGAGTCTTTAAATGCATATAAAAAATCATTAGGTGTTCAAACAGAAGCTATTTATACAGCCGCTACAATGTCAGGGGCAGGAACAATTGTTTCTTTAACAGGTCCGGGTGCAATAGAAAAATATCCTAAATATAAAGGTGTTATTGAAAGTTTTAATGAATCTATTGATGATAAGATTGGTAGTTGGTTATCTAATCCATATAATATCACATCGGTACTAACTCAAGATACAGGAAATTATAGTGCTGAGTCTTTTACTTATGATAAAGACGAAGCTAGTAAAGACCCTAGTAAAATATTATTAAAAATAAACCCATCTACTCAGTTGCCAACAATAGACCCAAATGGTCTTAATTATGAAGCACAAAAGAAAGAAGCTGCGGAGTATCTTAAAAATCAATTAATAATCAAAATTGACTCTGAGAAAAAAATACAAACAACAGCTCAAATACAAGAAAGAAGAGCACCAACAGAATTTGAATATAGTAGAGGTCAAGGTATTGAAAAATCAAAAGAAGTTGCAAATCTTATTGGTAATCTTTGGTATGGTGATAATACTCAGATTCAAAAAGCAACATCATATTTTAGAGATTTAGACCTTAATATTATGTCTGTTGATAGAAATTCAACCGGAGTTTCTGTTACATTTAAAGATGGAACAGTAAGACAAGTACCATTTAAAGATGCAAATGGTAAAATAATGTCTCAACAAGATTTTATTGTAGCGGCAGGTCCTTTATTGGCAGGTCAGATAGATGTTAAAACAGCAGTTGATAATGGTGCTTATAATCCTAATGGTGTATTTAATGCTACAGGACAATACAAAAGTATAGTTAAAGCCGCAGCTAAAGCTGAACCTATTGAGACTACTTATGCTAAATTTGTTGATAGCTCTATAACTGCTTCAGATATTAAAGGTAAGAGCAAGTCAGATGCTATCAGTGCATTGAAAAGTAAAATAACAAGATTAGGACTTACAATTAATTCAGCAATAGCAGGAGGTAGAGTTAGTGTTGAGAATGGTAATGGAGATGAATCACCTACAGTTGATATTACAACAAGTCCTGAAGCTGCAATTAAAGTATTAAAAGATTGGATTAAACTAAATCCAACCGGTAAAGACGAAGCTGAAAAGAAAGCAAATCTTGGACGATTAAAAAAATCAGGTGTATTTGGAAGTACAGCCGGAGAATTAGACTAATAGTATATAATAGATATGGAAGAATTACAAAAATTATATGATTTACTAACTAGAGAAGGTAAATACACAAAATCATTTGATGAATTCAAAGTAAAATGGAATGATTCTGAGTATCAAAGTAAAGTATATGATGTAGTCTCTAGAGATGGGTTCTATACAAAAGATAAGGATTCTTTCTTGCAGAAATATTCAGGTGGTGCAGTAGCAGACGGAAGTGGTGCAGTAGCAAGTAAAGGTGGTGCAGTAAAACTGCCATTAAAAAAAAAAGAACCTACCAATATGGATTTACCTTTGGGAGATTCTTCATCGGTATCACCTACACAACCTCAGTCTGACTTAAATCCATTTGCAAAAAACATGGTTGGTATTCCTCAAGGAAAACCAACTAATAATCTTGCTACACAAGAGCCTATAACTGTAGAGGTTATGACTCCTAATAAAAAGGTTGATTTTCTTGATAACATTAAAAATGTAGAAGCTGAGGCTGAAGCTAAAAAGACTCGTGTTTTTGATAAAGAAACTGAGAAAAAAATTGCTGCCGGTGCTGAATACAAACCTGAAAATATAGAGAACTATTACAGCAAAAAACTTGAGAGTGGTGCAAACCAATTATCACAAATAGCAGCTGCAATTCCTGAATCTATATATAATGTATTTTCTATACCTCAGAATGCTGTTGCTTGGGCAACAGGTTGGGATATAGCTACCAATTCGGATAACTTCAAAAAAACAACAGGACTATCGAATCCTGTGTTAGATATGCTAAAGAATGAGCAATCAAAAATATCAACACAAACAACTAAGTTTGAGAAAGACAATTATTCAAGCACATCAGTTTCTGAGAATATATCAAATGGAAATTACCAAGATGCTTTTGAGCTTCTTGGTGCAAATGTAATTGAATCTGCACCGGTTAGTTTAGCTATGATGGCTTCAGCAGGCACATTAAGTACAGCAGAACTAGCTGCAGCAGGAAGTGTTGCTTTTTACAATCAAAATGCAGAGCAGTTAAGAGAAGAAAATCCCGACATGTCGGAGATTGAATTAAACATGAAAGCATTAGGAATGTCTTCTGCAGAATATGTTTTTGGTGCTATCGGAACAGGTACTATTGGTCAGGTCTATAAGGATATCATAAAAAAAGAAGGATTAGAAGTTGGTAAAGTTATCTTCAAAGATGGCTTAGTTGCCGCTTATAAGACAGCGTTAAAAAAATATGGTGCTGCAGCCGCACTAGTGGGTGAAGGTATTGAAGAAGGAGCTACACAAATTACTCAAAATTTAATTGCAGGTAAACCACCAATGGAAGGTGTAGTCGATGCTTTTATTGTGGGGGTAGGTAGTGGTGCAACTTTGGGAGCACCAATGACAGCAGTTCAAGCTACAAATAGAGTCAATAATATAGTTAAGAACTATCAAGCTAAGTCAGAAATAAACTCAATCTTAAAAGATAAAGATGTTGATTTGCATCAAGTATTTGATGTGCCAATATTAAATGCAATAACTCCTGAGCAAGTTCAAATTGCCAATACAGATAGAGCTAGAGATTTACTTAATAAAAATTTATTAGCTAAAATAAAAAGCGGAGATATAACTGAGGATGATGCAAGGCAATCTTTATATGTATTTGACAAAGTTCAACAGGTTTCAAATAGCGTAAAAGGATTAGATATCAATAATGATGATAAAGCTAAGGTTGCAAATTTATTGCAAGAGCGTAATCAAATTCAAGCTGATATAAAAAACAGGGAAGATATTCTTGTTGTAAAAGAAAAAGAAGAAATTGCTAGAATTGAAAAAGAAATAACTGATATAATCCTTAACTCTAAACCAACAGAAAATGCCATTCAAGAACAAAGCACAGATGAAAGCGTGTTACTCAGCGAAGAACCCGAAGTGGGATTGCCAAAAGTGGGCGAAGGAAACACCGAATCTGAAGTCACTCCCGCAAGGACCGAAGAAAAAACTCTCACAGAAGATGAGCAAAAAAGGAAAGTAAATTTAGAAGAGGCATTGAAAAATGCTGATAAAGAACAAGGGGTTGTTACTATTGGTTTAGAATCATTTCCTATCGCTGAGGCTGAAAATGAACTTTCGAAGTTAAACGATAAAATAGCTAATGTTGAAGCTGTCAACAATGAATTAAAAGTCATTGAGGATATATTCAATGAAGAATTTGGTATTGCTCCTATTGAGGCGGAAAATCCTGTAGAAGCAGAAACTCCTACTCAAGAGGTAGCTCCTATAGAAGAAGCATCACCTGTAGAAGCAGAGACTCCTGCAGAAGCATTACCTGCTACTCAAGAAGTTGCTCGTACCGAAGGTGAAATTACTCCTATTGAAGAAGAAATAACTCCGGAAGAAGATTTAACTCCTGATGAAAGAGTAAGAAGAGCACGTATTGCATCGTCAAATAAAAAGCTAACTCAGAATACTCTTAAATCATTAAAATCTATATTTCCTGATTTAAAGGTCCACTTTTTTGACACAAAAGCAGCAGCAAAAAGATACTTTAAAAGCGTTAGAGTTGTTCAAGCAACAGCCGACAGAGTAAGAGCAGTTGCTTTGTTTACGTCAGGAGGTAAGCCAATTAGTATTGTTGCAATGAATAGCAGGTTACAAAACACGACGCTTCCTCATGAAGTTTGGCATGTGTTATTGTCAAAGGCTTTTCAACTGAATGAGAATAAAGTTAGATTTCAACAATTTAGAGATGCCATTGAAAAAGCTTTAATTGAAAGCGGAAACAAAGCATTATTGAAAGACATTTCAGCATTTTCTGACCAAGAGTACTATAAATCAAGAGGTGAATCAAATGAAGAATTTTTAGTTCAATTAGGAGCATATCTTACTATAACAGGATTTAAAGTTGGTGAGTTAAGTGCAGAAGAAAAAACTCTATTAAATCACATAAAAGATATTATCAATAAGTTTGCAATACAGATATTTAATAAGCCAATCTTTTTAGCTGATGCTACTCCTGACAATGTTCTATCTTTCTTAATAGAAATGTCTGACTCTATGAGAAGAGGAGAAGACATGAGTAAATACTTTGAAGAAGGTAAAGCACCTATATCAGAAAGAAGAAGAGGCAATTCATTAAGAAGCAATAAAGCACAAGTTAATAATACTAATAAAGGAATTGGGTTAGCTAAGAAAATGGGTATGAATGATAAGGGATTTTTCAATAAGAACTCAAATCCTTCTCAGTTAAATAATATGCTTCGTCAGTATGGGTATTCGGTAAAACAGGCAAAGACTTCTGCTGATGGTTTTGGTGGTGGATACTTCTTAGTAGACGAACAAGGAAGAAAAGTTATTAATACTCTTAACTATAAATCTCAAATAGATGCTTATCATGGAAGTTCGAAAAATTTTGATAAATTTTCTACATCAAAAATAGGTGAAGGTGTAGGTTCTCAAGCTCAAGGTTGGGGATTATATTTTACTGATTTAAAAAGTATTGCAAAGTTTTATGCTAAGAATAATAATATTTATGAAGTTTCTCTTCACGAAGGCAAAAGCCCAAGCGAATATACTTGGTTAGAATGGAATAAACCTATTGAAAAAAATGTAAGAGATAGAATACTTGAAAAATTTATACAAGAAAAAAACATTCCAAAAAATGTTTTAGATAAAATAGCAAAAGCATTAGAAGAAGATATTGATGGAGCAGATTTTTATGATTTATTTAAAGAATTAGGAGTTACTGCACAAGACGGATTTGTTATAAGTGCATTATTAGATAATAAATATGTTAGTAACGGTCTTCAAATTTACGATTATTTAAAAAAATCTTTTAATAACATTGATTCAGATGCATCTAAGTTTTTGCTTAGGGCTAATGTTGATGGTGTAAGATATCAGAATAAAAATGAAAGTGAAAATGGATTTGATTATGTTGTATTTGATGAGAATGCAGTTACTATAAAGAATGTATTAAAAGGACAAGTATCAAAAGGACAAGCGTCGGAAACTAATAAAGCAATTAAAGTTGTTGAAAGAGCTAGAGCACAAGGAATATCTGAAGCCAAAATAAAAGAGTTCCTTGAAAGTAAAGGTGTATCTGCCGACGATATAGAAGCTGCCATGTCTCCGGATACTGAAGCATCATCAAGAATTACATTAACAGAAGATACTCTTCCGGGAATAGATAAATTGATGGCTAAGGTTGACAGTCTTATTGCAACTGCAAAGAAGAATGGTCTTTCTAAAAAAGAGCAATTGGCTGAAGTATTGAAAAAAATTGAAAAATCACCGGTATATAAAAATGCTACTGACGTACAAAGAGAAAAGATAATAAGAGACATTCAAAAAGTAATTGGTATAAGACAGAAGTCTGCTCCTTCAGTTGATGTTATTCTTGGCGGAATAAAAAACACAAAGAAGATAACTTTAACAGAAAAACAATTATTAATAGAGCAAATAAAAAACAAAGCTCGTGGTGCTAAAGATGCTATTGTTGCATGGAAGAAAGCAAGTGTAGAATTAACGAAGAACATATCTGAACTTGTGAAGTCAGGTGTTATAACCGCTAAACAAGCATCAGTGATACTTAAAAAGTTCTCGAAGGTAAATATCTTCAGCACAAAATCTGTATCAAGGTTTGTAGATTATATGGCAAAAGCATTTGCCGATGCCGATTATTCAAACCAAATTAGTACAGCTAATAAACTTAGAGGTGAAATTAAAAAACTATCAAGAGATAAAAATAGAAATGCTGATTTAAAAGTATTGGCAAAATCATTCTCAGAAGTTGACCCTGCTTTGGTTGAAGATATTTATAAGTACAATAAGATTGCAGCTGAAATCAAAGAATCAATATCAGGCTCTAAATTAAAAGGTGAGCGTGTAAATATTGCGGAGATGGTTAATATCGATGAGGCATCAGATTACATAAACACCGAGATGAAGAAGCAAGAGAAATTGCTTTTAGAAGAAAAAGCTTCTGAGATTAGGGACTTAATGGATATCGATACAGAAGGTATGACTATTGAAGAGCTAAACATGATAATGGAGGGCGATGAAAAGATTGACAAATACAAAGAGTCAATAGTTAGAGATATTGTAAAGAAAGCATTTGACGTTTACTCCAATGTTATTGAGGAGATGTTGAAGACCGGTTACGATGCTTTCTATACCGGTGAAAAGTTAAGCCTTAGCAAAAGTGATATTGAGTTGATTAAGAAATTCATGGATATGGATTTAAGTGTATTAACTCCAAAAGAAGGATTAAGAGCTGTTGATGCCCTTACCAACTTCATTCAGAACAACTCCATAGCAAATATGAATACTGTACTTGCTGATTACACAGGAAGAGTAAATGCTGCTAAGGTAAAAGAGAAAGGAATTTCCGCTCAACCACTACAAAAGTATTGGTCAACTACATTGGGTAAAGCATTGGGCGAGTACACTACCAACTTGAATATCTTATTTGAGCGTATGTTTAAAGGATTTAATAAGGGTGGTATAGTTAAGGATTCAATGGGATTGACAAACTTGGTGAATCAAAAGTCAATGGCTCAAACTGAATCGAATCGTATTGTCAATGACTATGTAACTGAGTTCTATAAAAAAACAGCAAACGGAGAGGTATTCAATTCTGAGTACAACGATGTTGAAAGAGGTTTAAGTGCATTTATGCTTAGAAGTGTCATGGGCACTAAGGCAGAAATGAAAGAAGACTTTGATAGAAGAAAAACCCTTATAGAAGAAAGTATAGATGCATTATCAAAAGGTGATGATTTAGAAAAGAAAAAAGCGGTGTTGTATAAAAAAGCTTACGATAAGATATTAAAGGATGCTAAGAATACTAATGATATAAAGGGTAAGGTTGATAAAACCAACATGGAGGCTATTTCTTTTTGGCAGCAACAATGGGCTGATAAGTATGATGACTTGGCTGATGTATCTTCAAGTGTTTACAATAAGATATTAGAAAGAGATATCAATTACACTCCTGACAAGTTTTCTAAAATAAGTACAGAGACCGGTGTTGTAGATTTTGACAAGTTTGAGTCTGCATTTCACAACAATAATGGAACTCTATACAAAAACGAGACAGGTGTATTGATGGCTGCGGTTAAACCAACTACTTTACCTAAGAATCCAAAGAATGGTGATGTAGTATCTTATATTAACTTATCATTCGACAAGAATAATTCTAATTCAATGTATGATGCATTGATTGACATGAAGACAGCTGCACCTATCAGGCAGATAGAATCTTTCTTGAACTCGAAAGATTTTAAAGACATTGTACCAACGTCTGATGCTAAAATGTTGAAGGGTAGGATTGATTTATATGTAAGAAATATTAGAAACAAAAGCGTGTATTCTAACGACGAGCTTTCTAATATGATTAGAAGAATAAATAAGATAGCGACAATGGGTGTTGCTCAAGCATTAGGTGGTCTTACGCAACCAATAAAACAGGTTGTACCGGTGGCGATGAATACAATAATGAATGCGGGTTCTATAGATATTATGTCTGTGTTTAATACAGATAAAAATAATTTCATGAGTAACTCAGGACGTTCTATTGCAAATAGAGGTGTTGAATCACAAGCTCAGATTGAATCTATTAACAAGCTAATTGAACAAGCATCAAAATCTAATGCTGAGAAAGCATTGAGCCTTATTGAAAAAGCAAACCGTATGTGGTTAGAAGCATTCTTGGTTAAGCCTGACGTATTCATTGCTAGAGCATCTTGGATGACTTACTATGAGAAGTCGTTAAAGCAACAAGGAATTGATGCCAACAATATAGATTATAATTCTCATGAGTTGAATGAAGAGGCTGCCGATTATGCACAACGCATGGTCGATAGACAACAAAATGTATCGGACTCTGATTTATCGGGTAAGTTGTTTGTAAATAAAAGCGAGATTGTTCAGGTGATGGTGAAGACACTTATGCCTTTTGCAAGTTTCAGGATGAATCAGGCATCAAGATTAGGTGCTGATATGGCTGTGTTGACTGATAAGACATCAACTGATGAGGATAAAAAGATTGCCGCAGCATCACTATCAGGATTTGCTGTCGAGTTAGTAACATTCAAGATTATTTCTGCAGGAATTGCATTACTTCTTGGTTCATTAACTAAATGGATTATGGATAAGGATGAAGATGAGGAAGAGTTTAATAAAAGATTTAAGTCAGTAGTTAAAGGTCAAGTAACAGGAACAATTACTGATATAATTTCTCCCGTCCCATTTGCAGATAAAGGTGTTCAAATGTTGATGAAACCAACAATGGATATGATAGCTGAAAAAACAGGACTCCCTCTTGATATTTATGGTCCATCAAAATCAGACTTTATATCTAACATGGGGACATTTGGTATATCATTACAAAGAGCAACTCAATTATATGAGGTATCCAAACTTGCTGCTACGGGTAAATATACTGACGAGTATGGTAAGGAGCATACTATTTCTGATGAAGATAAAGACTTTATGAAATCTATGTCAGGTCTATCTTTATTAGGTAATGTTGGTCTTGCACCATCTGAAGTAAATAACGTGGTAAATAACTCTGTGAAATACGCTAAACAAAAAACAAAAACTCCTGAAGAGAAAGCTATAGCACAGAAAAATTTAGAGAACAAGGCGAAAGAAACAATGAATAAAGAAGAGGCTCTTCAAAATACTATAAATAGCTCTACAGACCAAGATATAATTGATGCTGCAAATAAGAAAATAGATGAATTATATCCTAGCTCTGAGAAAAAAGAAGAGTTGAAGAAACAAAGACAAATAGAAACTCTGAAGAAAAATGCATTATTGGTTGACCCTGATACAGGCGAGGAGTATGATAACGAGACAGAGCTTAAAAGATACAATCGTCCGTTATGGGAACAGAACTTTGGTCCTCAATCTGATTGGTATAAAGAGCATGAGGCTGAAGATAAATTGAATAAGTTGCTTACAAAAGAAACGAGAGTGCTAGAAGATAAAGAGTATGGATATACTCCAATAAAAAAATCAAGAAAGAATTCAGATGGAAGTACTAAGCGAGGAATTAAATAAATCTGACGTACTTAAAAGACTTGCTCTTGTCTAAATAGATTGTCAATTCATTATCGGTGGGGATACCTAAAGGTTTATTCCCACCAAATTTTATAGCTCCTGAGATACCATCATCTACTTTAGTATAGATAATACCATCTTCACAACACCATATAATAATAGGATTGAATCTCCTGTCTGTTAATTTTAAAAGCCTTCTGACTTCTATTGGCAGCGGATAAGCCATTCTCATCGAGCGTAATCTTGTTACAACCTCTGCATAGGCTATTAGGTTTTTCTCCTTATCAAATACTTTGAAATCAATATCATTCTCGGAAAGCTTATAAAAAGACCCACCAAATACATTTACAAAAGCTGTTATCGCTTTATTTTTTCTTATTTTATCTTCTTCAGATTTAAAAGTCATCATCGTCTACTGAGTTCATTAATGTTTTTAATTCAGATATAACACTTTTAATGTCATTCTTTACAGTTTGCATCTCTCTATCAACCAATTTCTCGTACACCACTGTCAATGACTTATGGCAGCTATCAATACTAAAGATTATCCGTGCAGCACGTTCATTTTCTTTTTTAAGGTCTTCTTTATTCATCTCATATTAAGTTTGGTTTTCTAGATTTAAGATTGAATTTAATTTCTTTAGTATAAATATTTCTTTTCCAACAGGTAGTTTAGCCTCCATCAATTGTATTATCTCATCAAATCGTCTATATCGGGCTTCTATAGTTTCTAATTTAGTATTCCTAAGAACTAACGCATCTACTTTCTTTTCCAAAAATACAACTTGTTGCTTATATTCTGCTCTTGTAACTTTCTTAACGAACTCAATTTCATCACTATCCTTTAAAGATTCCTTAATAAGGTTGTGTTTCATCCTAAATTCTTTCTGAGTTATATATAAGTCTTCAAATTGCTGCCTGTAGTAAATAACGGTAGAGTGGTCCTTGCCCAATGCCCTTCCAATAGATTTAAATGTATAACCCGCCTCATATAGCAATTTTGAGTAGATGAACCTAGCCTCAACTATCTCTCTTTTCCTTTTTTTAGAAAAAACATCTACACCCAAATGGGTTAAGATTAAATTTCTAAATGAAGAAAAATCACTTTCAAATTTTAACGATATCTCTTCCATATTATTCTCCTTTATATACTTCAACTTTAACTCCCATAGACTCTAACTCTTTTGCTCTGAATTTTTGCAGTGGAGTGGTATCTTTCCCCGGACGCTTAACCTCAATAAATATAGCGTCAGAGTTTGGCGGTATCGCAACAAGGTCAGGTATACCATTCTTATTGGTCCTTATTAGCTTTATAACATAATACCCTTTTGCTTCAAGCTCCTTTATTTTCTTGGTTTGTATTGCCTGTTCTGTCATATTTCTAATCGCTTAAAGTGTGATACGGTGTAATCCTTCTTTTTGGTCACTGTCTTGTAGATATCGTGCTCAATTCCTCCCTTGGAGAATATCCAATACACATCATTTTCTAGACGCTCCTTGGTTGTCATTCGGTCTTTACTCTGCCAATAGCTTGTAGCACTAAAATCAATATTATAGTATACTAAGCAGTCTGCCTGTTTTAACGATATCCCTTCTCTTCCCGATACAATTTGCAGTGCTATGCTTTTATCGGTGTCTTCAAAGACACTTAGCTCTGTAGTGAGGCTATCACCAAAGACAATCTTCAAGGCATTCAGCTCCTCTTTGAACTTATAGAATATGCCGATTTTCTTACCTTTAAAATGAGAGTGTATAAACTCAGCTTTTGAGAAGTCTAGAATCATCGACATTCCGCTCTCAAACTTAACCGTACCTGAATACATTTGATGAAGCTTCATCATTAGTTTTACTGCGGTATCAGCTAAGATTACCTCCTGCTTACCCTCAATGATTAGGTCTTTGTTTAGTCGCTTTATTATTGCATACGTCTCAGGCTTCATATCAACCTCTAGGACGCTCTCTGTCGTAACAACTTTGAACCCTGCCTCTACTTGTGAATAACTGATAGTATAAGGTCTCATAGCGTCTAAAATCGTCTCAAGTCCTGCAGAGTAGTCATTAATGAACATACCACCTATTTTCTTCTGCTTCACCTTTACGTATGTCGCACAGAACTTGTAGAAGTTTACAAACTCACGGAATGGATTACTTGGAATACCAAACACTTGATGGAACATCTGAGAGTACGACTCAGGTGTTGGCGTTCCTGATAGTAGTATTACCTTACACTTAGTCTTCTCTATTAATTTTTTCACTGCAACAGCTCTATTGCTTGGCTTTGGGAATGCCCCCATACTATGAGCCTCATCACAGATAATCAAATCCCAATCAAAATCATTAATCACGAGGTGTAGGCTTTCATAGTTAACAACCTTCAGGTTAAAAGTAGCACCCATTAGATTATAGTCATATTCAATTGAGCTTATTGCCTTCTTCTTGGTAATAAACAACACATTTTGTGCATTAATCTTTTTAGCAATCCCTAAACTAGTCAAGGTCTTCCCGGTACGGACCTCCATGGTAAGATACACAAAACCATGAACAAAAATAATCTCTGAACCGGAATTGATAATATTTTCTTGATAGTCTCTAAGTTCAAATGTCGTTGTCATATTCATTTCTTTTAGATAAGATTCTTTGTAGTGTTCGCAGCTTTGTATTACTCTGTCTAGAACCTCCTTTGGTGTGTAATATTTTAGTGTCTCCATTGTTTTAATATCATTAACTTTACCAACCCTTATGGAGTTTGTGTGGGTGATAATTCTCTTAAGCCTTTCGCAGTACTCTAGCATCATAGCATTAGAGTATCCTGACTTTCTATCGATGATATTCATTACCTAGAAATTCTTTTTCTACATGTATCGCATCTGATATCCTCAGTGTATTTTTTAATAATAGGGAAGTCGCATTCGCATGTATAATAATTATTATTTGATAACCTACCCTTGTACATGTTTTTTAGTTTAGCACACTTCTCGTACATTTCTATAGACTCGAAATATTCAATGATATCATTTATTACATCAATACTTACATCATCTAATGGGTCATGAACTAACATTGGTAATCCTGATATTTGAAGCTCAGTAAGAGATACTGAGCCGGTGATTAGACTAAACGAGTTTAACATTGCAATATGAATAAATTGTTTTTCTTTCATAATGATTTTCCGTGAATTCTTTGTTTTAGTCTTTCTGTTTTTTGCGTTCTTATCTCGTTTAACCCTTCTTCAGAGGTTAAAAATATCATTTTCATTTGGTCTAGCATTATCTCAATATCAGCTATTTCTTCGGCAATATCGGACAGGGTTTTTCTTCCTCGTCTATATCCATTTATAGCAACGGTAAGTTCGCCCATCTCCTCAAATAATTGGAAGATTTGATTGTCAATTCCGTACTTCTCAAGTGCAGATTCAAATACTACTTTTTCTTCAGGTGTCATAGTCTACCCTCCAATATCTTTTTTAGTTCAAGTTGTTCGTCTAACAATATTTCAACATCGTCTAATGCGTAGTTATTACCATCCATTGACATTTTTAATTCATCCAACACCTCAATAGTGTGGTTTACGGATTGGATGGCACAATGAACTGCCATATTAAAAGTCATCTTAATACACTCATTATTCACAATTTCTTCCACATCTGTCCAATAACTCTCTACCAAATTATCGGCTGCTTTCTTTGTTTCTTCGTTGGTCATAGTTCTATTTGTTAGGTGGGGTTGGTAATGGCATCCAATGGGTAATATCTTCTTTAGCTAACCAAATTTCTGTATCTATACCAAGCCAACTTGATTCTCCTTTATAAATAGCAGTTAATGGTATTGGTGCTTTTGGATAAGTTATTAAACAATATTGATTATATTTAGGCAACCTCTCCTCCACTTTTACCCACTCGGATTGTTGGAGGGATTGAATGATATCAGTCGCTACTAAACCAAAATC